GGTGGTTATCCTGGTATTGACAAAAACCGTGGAGGAGGACCTGGAGGCGGCGGAGGTAGTCGTTATTACAGTTCATTAGTATCTAGAGTTGATGGTGTCAATGACAATTTTTATGGTAATGGCACATTTGCCCTGCAATATACTATTGTTACACCAGAAATTAGCGAATTTGATGCTGCTCCAACTACAGTAACTAGTACAAATGGTGGTCCAAAATACAACTCAACTTTAGTGTGGACAACAGCAGATGCAGTAACTGTTAGGTTGTATAAAGGAGGATCAAATTTTGATCTTAATATGTCTAATGCAACTTTAATTGGTTCTACTGCTGGTGAAGGCGTTACGACAATAGGGTTTAGTGGAACATTTAATATAAATGATTTACCTCAATCAGTAGTAGAAACTAATAACTCACCATCTCAAAGATATTATTATCTACAAGCAACTACTGGCACAAATGTTATCGTAGAGGATGTCTTAATTGAAGCATATAATGACACCACTCCAACAACAGTTACGGTAAATGATGTTACCAATTTAGAACCTGGACCAGGAAATTTAGTAGAAGTTAACACAACTGCGGTTGGTGGTATTGACATACCAACTTCAGTTACATGTAGTGCTGGATTGTTTGTAAAAGTAGGCGCATCATGGACTACACAAACTCTTGTTAGTAATGGGGAAATTTTAAACTTTAGATTTGACGCCCCACCATTTAATACAGATGAAAACGGACTGACAAATACACAGACTTTTACTTATACTATTGGGACACGATCATTCTCATTTAACGCAACAACGAGAGCACCAAACGTAGAAGAACTATTTGATTTTGGTGACTTAAAAGATGCTGTACCATTTCCAGCACCGAATTATACTGGACCAGCAACAGATAGTAAAGAATATTTGGTATCACCCACTATTGTTGAAGAAATTGCGGATAATTGGAACATTGAGTTAGAATATCCATATGGTGTTCAAATTAAGAGCGACAATGAAGATTTAGAAGTTAATGTTAAAAACATTACAGAAACGCAATTCGATCCTAACGGGTGGGAAAATCCTAATCTCATGGACTAAATAAAAATAAAAATGGTCAAGCACTTATCAGAAATAACAGTCAAGTATTTCACAGTTCCCGATGATGCTACCATCTATGGTTATGTGGAATTTTACTATGACGTTGTAGATGCAGATGGCAATCTACAGACCAAAGATTACTATAGAATTCAAAAATCTACGGATTACTCTATCTACGAAGAAAGAATTAGAACTTTTTGCGATGCCGTCATGCCAACATTGACAGAGCATTCTAATGAAACTACAGAAACACCAGCATGAAATTTACTGATAGACACGCAAACAATCAAAAACCTGACGACTTTTTTGTATCAAAAATTGTTGAGATTGATGATATACCTGAAAAAACAAAGCAGGAGATCAAGTCTAATGTTCCTATTGAAGTCAAGGTTAACAATGGAGAGTGGATTTTAATTGATCCTTCCGACCTATAAATAATACGAGAAGGGCTGATCTAAAAAGGCATCTATGGCTAAGGTTTTAGTAGGTAAGGGTGATCAGGTACAGATTAGATACCCTACACCATCCACATGGAATACACAAACTACCGTTCAGGTCCAAATTGGTACTGGACTAGATCCTACTGACGTTACGTTTGGTACAAGAATTCCTGATGCTACTGTAGATCCCTTTACTTTTGTCAATCAAAATGGTACTAATGAGTTAAACCAAGCAGTACAAACATTTGAGAAGGACAGTTTTTACTATTCAAACACTATTTTATTAAATGGTATTGAAATTGTTATTCCCGCAAACATCTCTGTAACTACAAGTGGTCCACAGAACCCAAATGTTGGCGGAAGAGATCTAACAGGTAATCAGTCTTTTGCTGCATTTGAAGTTAATAGTAGTGGAACGTGGGTAACTACTGCTAATGTTCAGAACGGTGACACTATTAGATTAAGAGTTAAAACAGAAAAATGGTACACAACTACAACAAATGTTGAACTCACTGTTGGTGACGAGACATTTGGTACAAGTATTGGAGAGGCATCGACTAGAGTAATTGATACTTGGTCAATTACTACTAGAGATCAAAAGCAATCCATTGGTCCTATTGTTTTTACTGATTTTGTTGATGTACTTGAAGCAGAACTTGGTACATACAAATCAGTAACATTAGACACTGACTTAATTGATGATGACTGTGTTCTTAGAGCAACTGCAACAGAAGATGGTGAAGTATCTAAAGATGGTATTAACTGGACACAAGATCTTAGAAATGTAGTATTGGGAGATACTATCTACACTAGAGTTGCTATTGGAACTTGGACTGAAAAAACAGAGACAGATGTTAGAGTATATGCTGTTCCTAGTGAAACTTATGATGATGGTAATGGTAATTATTATGACAATAATGAAGCAGGAACATACGGCAGACCTGATCTAAATGTAAGTAGACAATATTCTGTCATTCAAGAGACTGGAGATGAGCAAGATGATTGGAATGTATGGACTGAGGTAAAGCGTTATCCAGATCCAGTAGAATGCAAACCCATCTATATTATTTCAGATGGTGATGAAGTTGTTGTATCCAGTCAAAATGTATACAATTATGCAAACGTTTCTATTGAAGATGAATTAGACGAGATTGTGTATGGATATTACTATGCAGATCTGCCAATCAGTGGTCTTGGTGTAGAGTATGTTGGTGGTGCATATCTAGATTTAGAACAACCATTAGATATTACTAGATCTGGATTTATTAATCTCCAACCAACTGGTCCTATTAAAGATAACTTTGCAGTTGGTGGTAATGATCCTAATAATTTAAATGATGTATATGTTCTTGCCAGAGTTTCTGGTGGTAACGCAGATATCAGAAACAAAAATGTTGGTGGTCCATGGGTACAATCCATGTACGTTAAAAATGGTGATTTAATTACAATTAGACAACGCTCTCCTCTTACATATAACACTAGCTTTACTAGCACTCTATTATTTGAAGGTCCTCCATTTGGTGGACCTAATGGAAACCCAACTGAGGGTCCAGATGTAGCAAATAGATCAAGACCTGATGTAACTGATACTATTACTATCAAAAATAGACAAGCTCGTGTAACACCATATCCATTTAAATCGTCTAATACATATAATGCCTTACCTGGCGAAGTAGTTATCACTACTTTTGAAGTTGTAGGTATTGATGAACCTGTTACCGTTAATATTACTGATTCGAGTCCAGCATCTGGAGCGCAAATTAGTAAAGATGGTTCTACCTTTAACGGAAATAATATTCCAAATGTGGTAGAAGGAGATACTATTCAAGTTAAAATGGTGGCATCAACTACACTTGGTAGTTATGTCTACGCAACTATACAAATTGGCACTAGGAGTGATACTGTTTATCTTTACACTGGTAAAGAAAATTATGACTATGTAACGTATAAAAATGCTGGCGACATTAGTGCTCCTCTTGTCGTAAATGTTCCAACGTACGCACAAAATGTAGATTTTGTTGTTACTGGTGCTGGTGGTGGTAATGGTGGAGATGACGCTCCACAAAGTTTTGGTGGTGCTGGAGCAGCTGGTAATGAAATGAGAGGTACATTAACGCTACCAGTTTCATACCTAATTGCAAACAATCAACTTAACTTGTACTTAGGTGCTGCTGGTCAGGATGGAGTTACTTTCACCGCATCTGCTTCTGGAGGCAATGGTGGGTGGGGATATGACACTGGTGGCAATGGTGGCGATGCTGGACCTGGCGATAGATCTGGTTCTGGTGGAGGTGGTGGCGGTGCCACTGCTATTGCATTAGTTGATGGTACTGTTCTTGTTTTAGCAGGTGGTGGTGCAGGTGGTGCAGGTGCTGGTAATGATACTGAAGTTCCTCCAGATAATATGCATGGCAATTATCTCACTCAAGGATCACTTAGAAATAGTTTATCTGGTATTGGTGCAGAAGATGCTGATGATAATCCTTCGCAAGGTGGTGGACCTGGAGGTGGTGGAGGTGGATGGGGAACTGCTGGTTCCTTGTTAACCACTAGAGATGATGCGTTTGGTGTTGAAGTACAAACAGATGACCTTGATACCACTGCTGGACAAGGTGGTGGTGCTTATTATGATAATACCTATGTTACTTTAGCAGGTAATTTAGGTCTTGATATTGTTGGTGGCGAAACTGTACCACCACAGCAAGGAGCAGCATCAGGAGATGGCGGATTTATTCTCCTTGGATTCCCTCCACAAGATAGAGATCCAGAACCAGTTACATTTAATACTTTAACTGGTCAAACTCCAAATACCACTGTTGATTCTAACATCGTACAAGTTAGAGGTATTACTGGTTTAGTATTGGTGACAGTAGCAGAAAATGATTGTCAAGTAAGAGTATATGATACTGATGGGGTTACATTAATATCAGATTGGGATTCTCCTTCAGTTCTAGTTGCAAATGAACAGTGGATTCAACTTAGAATGACTACTGGTCTTGATTATTATTCAAAATATGTTAGCACTATTGACATTGGTATCAAGAGATTTACATGGGAAGTAGAAACTGGCGAACCACCCGATACTCTACCTAACCCATTTGAAATTCCTCCAGTAAATGATGTAGAACCAAGCACAACAACTGATCCAAATTTAATTGTATCAGAACCTATTCTCATTTCTGGTATTAACACTGCTGTAGAAATTTACACTGTTGGTGGAACTGGTGCAGAACTTGCTATTTGTGGTCCTGTAGATACTTGTAGTGCTTTCACTGCTGCGGGAATTGGCAATCCATTATACATTAGTAATAATCAATATTTTAAGGTAAGATTACCTGCATCTGAGGACTATCAAACAACAGTATCCACTACTGTACAAGTAGGATCTACACCTGTATCACCACCGAAGAAATTTGAAGTTCGTACTATGGACGAACCAGATATCACACCAGATAATTTCTTCTTCTTCCCACTAGAAGATCAACCATTAGATCTTTTGGTAACATCAATTAACTCTGTTACTATTAGAGGAATTGATTCAACAACATTCTTTAGAGTTACTAGAGATGATGGTGGTACACCAAATGCAACTATTATTCTTAATGGTGACCAGACAGGTTTAAGTGAAGTAACTGTTCAACAAAATGATGTAATTAAATTAGAATATCAAACTTCTAATATCTTAGGAGATAGTGTTGATTTTACTATTGAATGTGGTACATATACAACTCAATGGCAAGTTTCTAATGAAGGTAATTTTGGTGTAAACCCAGACCCATTTTTATTCACTGATGTATTTGCAGAACCACTACAATATGGTGAATCTAATGAGATTATTCTTGTAAATGGTATTAATGTTGCAGTACCAATTTATGGTACTAATGGCATCCAATTTGATATTGGTCTCACTGGAACATATTCAACCATTGATGTTCTAGATGCTGTAACTATTACAGCAGGACAACAGTTCCGAGTTAGACTTCTTGCATCTGCTGTTGCTGGTTTCGATACTAGTGGTATTGTTACTGTCGGATCATATCAAACACCGTTCACAGTATTTGCTAACTCTCCTGTTCAAGATCCTATTAGAGGTCAATGGTATAGTAGTATTCAAACTATTAAACCAGGAGGAGACGGTCAGATTAGATTCTCTACTAAATTTGAGGGTCTACCAATTGGAACTATTATGCCAGTGTTCCAAGACTCTACTGCAGTTAACAAAGATGGATTAGCAGACAACTGGGGTGTCTTGGATGGTAAAGCAGACTCTAGATTCCATGGATGGGTGTATTGTGATGGTAGATATGTAAATAAATTAGACTATCCATTGTTATTTGAAGTTCTTGATTTTGACTACGGTGCAACAACCGCAGATCCGAATCTATTCAAAGTTCCTGACATGAGGAATAGAAGAATTGTTGGAACTGGTCCTATTGATGGCAACTCATCATCATCACCAATTTTGAATCCATTGTATGGACCCGCAAAGTCATCTATCAATGCATCTGGAAATATTCCAGGATCTCAAGGTGGACAATGGTTTATTAATACTATTGGTGATCCTGGTGTTGATACTCAGGGAGACAATAATGAATTTGAACAAGTAATTACTCCTCCTGATGGACAACCAGCACAACAAAGTCCATTCTTTACTATTGCTAATGTCAGAACTGAAGGATATTCTAATGTTCAAGGAGCAGTAGAATTCCAAGCAACTGGACAGATGGGCGGTGTTATTAGTATAGGTCAAGCACAAATTCGTGACATTCCTAGACACTTCCACGATCTAGTTTCTGGCGCTCCCGATCCATCCAGGAACAAAGGTTATGTCCAGTGGGGTAGATCTGGTGCTTATTCAAACCAAGCAATCGAACTTACCAGTAAAGCAGGTGAAGACGGTCCTTCTATTGTTACAGATGTAACTAGAATCAATATCTGGGGATATGCAACTGGAGATTATCTAATTCAAAATCCAGATAACGTTCCAAGAACAGACATCTCGTCAAATGATGATGGAAACATCCCTATTTTTGCTAAAAGTAGTAAAGAATGGAGTTCAGATTCTGGATTTGTTGGAGAATATATTGATGACAAGTATTCTTCATTGACTGTGGAGCAACCCAACATTGAAAAAGACGGAAGTAATTACAATGAAATTGCTTCTTATATTAACCTAGAAACATGGTCTGGTGGATCATCAAATAGTTCTGGTAGTTCGTATAGATTTATTGGTGCAGTTGATGTTCCTGAGAAATTTATCCAAGTACAAGCATATAGACCAACAAGAGCAAAACACAGTCACTACATTAGTTTAAATGATCCAGGTGATCCTGATCAAACATTTAGTTGGGGTAAAGATGATGGTGCTGGTGTTATGACTGCTGGTAGTACATTTGCTACCACTGAAGTAGATATGAGATTTGATTCTTTTGAAGTTGGAATGGAAATTCTTCCTGGAACATTTGTATTAAATCAGACTAAACAGTTGATTCCTGTTCCTGAATTATCACCAAAAGATAAAGTTCCTTTGATCGCACCATACTCATATGTCCACTGGATGATCAAAGCGTTCTAAATACATATAAAAGACTACGATGGCATTTACCCCACAAGACTTTATTTTGCAAGATTTATCTCCAGTTCCAGAAGGACTGGAGAAAGCTTTGCTTGAGTATGACTCTAAATCTAAACTCATTCTAGTGCGTACTGAAGATGCTACCAATGGTGGATATAAGTATCAATCAGTATATCTTGGTAATGAATTGAACAATAATGTACTAACTGGTCTTCCTGATGAGTATCATCATGCAAAAGATCAGTTGTTGTTCTTTGCAATTTATGAAGATGGTACATTCTATGCAATGAAACAAAAACTTAAGTACAATTTTAAAGAGGATAAATCATTTTTTGTCAAATATGACGTAGATGATTTCACTTTAGAAGATGCTACTACTATCTTTAATGTATTAAAAGCAACAGTATTCATTCAGATTGAATCTAATGTTACTGCTAGAGATAAGGCAGTGTTAGAGATTCTTGAAAAAGATGCGTATCTTGAAGAAGTCTACGCTCACATGGTTGAGCAAAGAGATGAACTATTACGTGAGTCTGATTATAGAGTCTTAGATGATTATCCAGAAACATTTAGTGGGGAAAAAGTGTTATGGACACAGTGGAGAGCAAAACTTAGAGATATAGTTAAAGCTCCTAATGCATTTGATGACCAATTAGATTATCTTATCTACAAGGCAGAATTTAAATGGCCTATTGATCCATTAGTTTATCATGCTGAATATAGAGACAGTGGTAGATATCTAGAGACTGATGATCAATACAGTGTATATCCAGAGTCTGTTTCTACTACTAAACAAATCTATATTAGAAGAAATGAGATTGCAATCATCAACAATCAAAAGTTACGTAATGAAAGAGGGACACCTGTAGACAAACAACTATATGATATCATGGTGCAATATAAATTAGCAGAAGGACTCTTTGACTTTGATATCAATACGCTAACAGTATCGGAGTAATCATGCAAGTACACGATTTTCTTAGTTTTGCTAATGACCTGACTGGTCAAGAAGATGAAAGAAGATATCTAATGATCTTGAGGACTGTTGGTCCTGATGGTGTAGAGGATGCTACTAAAGCAAACAAGATCTATTCTGCATATCATCTTAACCTGTCAGAATATCCTGGCATGTTTGATAAATTATTATATAATGAGTTCGTATTCATCTACTGGGATACTGAAGAGGAAGCAAGAGCATTTGTTGCGGAGAATCTACCAGAACGTGCTGAAGATCTAGCAGATCCTGATTACTTTGTTCAGTATTATTTGTTCTGTAATGGTATGTTCCTTGCAGGAAATAATAGTATCAAAGGATTAACAGAGCTACCATATCAGTGAACCTTGGCAGAGTTATTCTACTGATCTACTGAGGTTTTGTCAAGGGGGTTGACACGTAGGGCATTTCGTGGGATACTATCTATGTAATCACCCCACACCATGGAACTTCGCCCCCACCAGCAGCGAGCACTCAACGCTCTGTCCACGCACACACATGGTCAGGTCATTGCTCCCACAGGTGCTGGCAAGACCTTGATCATGATCTTTGATGCTCTCCGTCGCATCGAGAACGCTACCACACCCCAGACCATCGTTGTCTGTGCTCCACGTATCTTGCTTGCAGAGCAACTCTGCAGTGAGTTCATGGAGTTTATTGACTGTGCCAACGTTCTCCATGTCCACAGTGGAGAGACACGCTACAAGAGCACCACCAAAGCATCTGTCATTCAAGAGTGGGATGAGATCGTTGACAATCACAAGATCATCTTCACTACCTACAACTCACTGCGTCGTGTTAATGAGTCTGAGATTGACATCAGTGTTGCTTACTTCGATGAAGCACACAATGGAGTACGCAAAGATTTCTTTGATTATGTCAGTGTTTGTGATGCTGACAACTATTATTACTTCACTGCTACTCCTAAGCATAGAAGGAATGGCAATGGCATGAACAATCGTATCATCTTCGGTGATATTATTGCTAACGTGCCTGCACCTGAACTTGTACAACAGGGCAGCATTCTGCGTCCTACGATTGATATCCATGAGGTTGACATCGAGCGATGCAAATCAAATGCTGCTGAGAATGATGCACAGACTCTCATCGACATGATTGACAGACTGGACGCTAGCAACGCCCAGAAGGTCCTTGTCGCTGCTCCTAGCACAAAGGTACTGTGGAACATGCTATCGACCACACAGGTCCTTACAGACCTCTCTCAGCGTGGTTATGATGTCATGCACATCACCAGCAAGCATGGTGCCTATGTCAATCAACAAAAAGTGACCCGTGATGAGTTCTTCCAGACTCTTAATCGTTGGGGTATGCAGCGTGATCGTAAGTTCATCATTTTCCACTACAGCATTCTTTCTGAAGGCATCAATGTGAGTGGTCTGACACATACTATTCTTCTCCGTAATCTCCCTGTCATTGAGATGGCACAGACTATTGGTCGTGTGATTCGTCTCAACAAAGAGGACAGTGCTGACATTCAGTCTGGCAAAATCCCTGCTGGTAACTTCTCCATGTATCGCAAGAGCACTGGTTTTGTTACTGTGCCTGTGTTCAAGAACTACGGTAAGAACACTCGTCAACGTTTGAACGAGGTTGTATCAACTATCTTCGATAAGGGTGAACCCGCTATCGATATTAAATAGTATAGTTGAAGGATTCACATGTACGAGTCACTAAATTGTTTTGAGGAGGCACTTAAACACTTCGGCACCAGGGTAGAGATGATCACTGCTATGGAGATGGCAAAGAGAATCACTGCCGAGGATGCATATCAGATGATCAAAGATGAACTGAAAGAAGTTAAGAAGTGTCGTAAATATTTCAATAAACAGAAAAAGGCAATAGAATACCTAAGTTTCGAGGATGATGATGGTCTATGACACATGGTTTTGGTTGTGGTTCTCAACCTTTGCACTCTTGTTATATGTTGTCACAATTGACAGAAATGTCGCTGACTACATAGTATTGCGAATGAAACTAGTGTGGATTAATATCAGGCGATACTGGTATATTATTCAATTTCACCCTAGCAACAAGATCTCTCGTTGGTTTTTCGAGAGACGTATGGACAAATTGATTAAATCTGTAGAAAAGGAACATGAAACTAAGTGATTACATTTGGATTAAAAACAATGCATTGACACCTGAATTTTGTGCCCACGTTATTGAAAAATTTAATGCCGATGAACGTACGATTCCAGGTAAGACTGGTTCAGGTTATGTACCAGAAGTAAAACAATCAACAGATTTATTGATTAGTGCATATGAAGATTGGGGTGAAGAGGATGAAGTGTTCTTTAAATCATTAAACACTTCATTCGATGAATATGTCAACCAATTGCCAGGGGACAAAATTTATCATGAATTCAAACGACCAGTTGAAGACTCTGGTTATCAAATACAGAGAACTGAACCAGGAGGATTTTATGTCTGGCATCATGATGGTATGCCAAGATATAGAGAAAAAGAAAACAAATTAGATGTTCGTATAGCAACATTTATTTGGTATCTCAATGATGTTGTAGAAGATGGTTACACCGAATTTATCGATGGAACTAAAGTTCAACCAGAGACAGGTAAATTAATAGTATTTCCTGCAACCTGGCAATATGAACATAGAGGATATCCACCAAAATCTGAAGTTAAATATCTTGTGACTGGTTGGATGTATTCTGAATATACTGATTGTCAAAACGCTGTTGGGGAGGATTAACAATGGGAATGTTTGACCACGTACGCTCATCTTACAAACTTGGTAAAGAGTTTGAAGGTGTAAATCAAACCAAAGATATTAATGATGGTGGTTTGATGCATGATTACTGGATTGATCCATCTGGTAGAATATGGCACATTGATACATCTGGCACACAAGACTTTGTTCCTGATGACACATCACCCATGTGGTTCACATATAAACCAAATGGTACTCATGGTAAAGTCAGACCATTATTAATTACTGATTATGTTGAGATATATCCAGAGAGATACAGTGGTCCAGATAGACATCCTCGTTGTAGAATCCATTTCGTAGATGGAGTTATTAAATCCTTTAGTTTAGATCCCAAACACTATTATGAAATTCCTTGGTCTTAGATTGTGTGAACATGACTCTAATATTACCTATACAGACGGTGTTAAGGTAAAGTATTATAAGTCAGAACGTGATCTACAGCGTAAGCACCATGGATTTGATAACTTATCATCATGGGAGTATGTACTCAAACGATGGAATGTTACACCATCTGAGATAGATGCTGTTGGTATTGTCATTGATGCAGATAAACATGAATATCTTCAGATAAATGACACTATTATTCATGAATATCTCGACATACCTGTGTTTGAGAAGATGGGATTTAAGTGTCCCATTCATAGAATAGACCATCATTTGGCACATGCGTTGAGTGTATGGCCACTTGATGAAGGATCACACACAGCATTAGTATTTGATGGGTGGGGTGATGATAACTTATCACACTCTGTGTTTTGGAATACAGAAAGGCAGCGAGCATATAGCAATGATGATTGTATGAGTCTTGGTCAGATCATGCCACACTATGCTGGTCATTACATGGGTATTGAAGGCAATCCCTATGATTTTGCTGGTAAACTGATGGCATTGAAAGGATTCTCTAGAATGCTAGACGATCAGCATTTGTTAGGACAATTAGAATGCTTCTCAATTGAGCATATTAACCATGTATGGGGTGTATATGGATTTGAGATGATGGATTGGGAGCGTAGATGTGATTACATTGGTCTATGGCATGAAGCAACTGAGCGTATCTTTGGTAAATACTTTGCTTCACAAGATGCACTCACAATATCATTCAGTGGTGGTGTTGCACAGAATAGTGTACTCAACACTGCAATCAGAAATACATGTGCTCTTAGAAATAAGAGATTAGTTATTCCACCACATTGTAGTGATGAGGGTCTCAGTCTTGGTATTGTAGAATATCTTAGACAACATTATCAACAAGAGGAAGAGTTTGATAGAACTGGTTTCCCATTCTGGCAGGATGATGAGGCACCTGATAGTGTACCAACAGAGGAAACTATTACTGAGGTTGCTGAAATGTTGGCAAATGGTGCTATTGTTGGATGGTATCAAGGACAGGGTGAGATAGGATCGAGAGCACTTGGTAATCGTAGTATATTGATGAACCCAACCCTACCAAATGGTAAGGATATTATAAACCAGAGAGTCAAACATCGTGAGTGGTTTAGACCATTTGGTGCATCGGTCCTTGAGGAACATGTTGATGTATATTTTAAATGGACTGATCCTACACCACATATGTTATATGTTGCCGATGTACGTGAACCAGATCGATTCCCTGCTATCTCACATGTAGATGGCACATCTAGAATACAAACTGTTGATCAATCACACACATATTATTATCAATTAATTGATAAATTTAACACTATTACTGGAATTCCTATGGTATTGAACACATCATTAAATAATAATGGTAAACCTATCGCAGGACACATTCAAGACGCTGTAGATCTGTTGCATCAATCTGATCTCGATTGTGTTGTTGCTGGCAATGATATTATCAGGAGATGACATGGAAGACAGAATCAAACAACTTGAAGAAGAAGTTAAGATGTGGCGTGATCGCTACGATGCACTCAAACGATGGGTTGGTGAAGATCTAGAGGATGAGTGGACATGTCTCGATGATAGTGAGTGGACATGGTATTATGATGAATCAACAGGAGAAATGTATGCCCAGGACCAGCAAGACCAAATCAAGCACCGTATCGACACCCAGCAAAAAGAAAAGAGCACCGAGCAAGAAGAAACCGACAAATACCAAGAGTACATCAAAGCAATCAACGAAGAAACCTTCGTCAGTCCCTACTTCTACTCGCCAGAAGAAAACGGTACGTGGAACTACTACAACTCGGAAAGCGAGGGCAAAGAAACCAGAGATTAAGGTGATGAATAGTAGGAAGAAAGAACTGTTCCCATGGGTGCAGATGTTTCCATACTATCTTGATGACATGTCTGAGAAAAAGAAGTGTTGGTTTACATGTGAGGAGCACGCTGTTAAGTATATTAACAGGTACAATTGCAAATATAAACTCTACAAATACACAGGAGCATATATAAAAGAACCTGTGCTGTAGAAAAAATGCAATACGATGACTTACAAGAGTATATCACAACATTAGAGGACAGGATTGATCGGTTAGAAGAGGAAAACATTGGTACAACCAATCTCCTCTATGAGTTGGAGAATAGATTAGAAAGACTAGAAAAAGAATATAAATAACTTTGTAAGCGTTCAATTTTATTTTCAGATGAATACATTCTTTACTATTCTCGCAACTAGTGTGATTTCTGTTAGCACCTGGGAGATCGCTCACGGAGCATTTCACTGGGATGGTGGCAATCACCACTGTCATGGCACTGAGTGTCATGTCCACCCATAGTAGACAGTTTATACGCTGACACAGGCAGGGCAGACGCCCTGCTTTTTTTGTGTATATTGATCATGTTCGCTATATACATTATGGAACTCAATGCTGATGAATGTGATTTTCTGATCGAACTCCTTCAACGTGCTCTCGCTACTGACGTAGATGAGTGTGAGCAGTTCTTTCAAGTTGACTCTCTGGTTATCCATAGTAAACTGTGGGACCAATCAGACGAGCAAACCCGTCTCCATTTCCCTGACATCTCATTCGATGACATCCGTGCAACTCTCGACAATTGATGATGAGATCCTCTCAAAACTTATTGAGGATCTTGACAGTGCCATTCAAAAATGTTATGATGCACCTAATGCTGACCCTGATTGTGGTTATGCATATGCCACTGGTTATGCTCGTTCCTGTATGACCACCACCAAAGAAATTCTCTCTCATGTACTACACTCTAGATCAACTAAAGTCCTGGCTTGATGAGTATTCATCAATTCGCTCGGGTGAAACACCTATTGTCGCTTTTTTCCTCACTACTGAGGATATTGAAATCAAGCATCCCGACACTGGTGAATATTTAAGACCAACCGAAATCCAACAACATGCCATCATGAAAGAGATTGGTAACAACACACAATTGGAACAACAGATGAATGATTACAAGGAACATGCGGTATTCCGTTATACAGGATATTGAATGAATTTAGATGCATTGGACCACGAGTTTAAAGAACAACTGGCAGAAGACTGTGAAGACTATCTTCTGCACAGACATATTCCGCTACACTCACATAGCTATGATAACATCATCCTTCAAGCGTTTAGGGAAGGTTATCAAATGAGATTGTTTGATCGTCATGTCAACAGACCAAAATGAATAAGTTCACTAAAGAAGAGTTGCAGCACATTATTATGTGTCTGCAACGTACTTCTAGTTACAACATCGCAAAAACAGAGCAGATTATTAGTCCTGGCGTGAAGCACCAGAGTATAATCGACAAACTGTCGGACACCATCACCGCTATGACAGAGAGCAAAGTGGCACTGATGGACCTCAGGGACCTGTTTGACGCTCTATGATTACGGAGTAATCAAGGGAACCACCCATGAACACCACACTGACTGCGGAACGTGTCGAGGACTACACTGTGATGCTGTGTGATGCACTCTACATGAACTTCAAGGACTACCAGATCCGCCACCACAAGCGGAGCATTGCTAACGACATCAACATGGACTATCACCAGTCCAAGATCGATGAGATCGTTGAGCATGGTGCTTCCATGGAGTTCTACATCACTCGTGGTCGTCGTTACCTGAAGGTGATGATGAAGGACAGTGGCAACAGCAGGTCTGTCCATGCCTTCGTGGATCGTAACACTGGTGATGTGTACAAACCCGCCAGCATCAATGCACCAGCGAAGGGGATACGCTATAATATCCTCAAGGAAGGCGATCGTGAGTATCTCTACACTCACGCCGACTGGTCTGGTGGTTATCTCTATGCAAGATAAACCCATCACACCTATCCTCATGTTCCTGGGGGTGATATTCTTCACCCTCTGTGTTATCATTGCAGGGTACTTCCACGGTCACATGAACATCGGTGCCGTGTGGCACAATTTGCACAACTTCAACTGATTCATCATGCAATTCCAAAAGAAACCCTATCCTCAAGGCACTGGCAATCCTTACATTGTTCGTGGCATCATTGGTTCTCATCGTTGGGAACTGGTGCATCGTGAGTCTCGGGTACGTATTGGCATCTATGCCAATGAGAATGACGCTATTGATGTACGTCGTATCATGCTCCGTCGTGAAGGTTACGACGCATGATTTGTGAAGTAAAAATGTACAAGGCAGGCAAAGTATTTGTCGAGACTGTACATGCCACTGACTATCAGGATGCCAGAGAAACTGCTCTGGCACGTAATCCTAATGCCACTATCATAGGTGTCACTGCTAAACTGTAATGTGGAGACTATGGAGTTTAGCATTAGGAAGAAAGGAGGGACGTAATGACAGAGAGGCAGACAATATTGCTCTCTTACGTACTGTTATACTCCTTTCTTATCTCATTACTAATTGTTTTATTATTGCAGGAGTAATCAGGCAATGGAATGCACACTTACGTACAACGAATCAGAATTTCTCATCTCCGCCATGCAACAGTTATCAACACGAGATGAGGCATTCTTTCAACAACAATGCGATGTAGATTCAAGCAATCTGTATCAAAAACTACTTGATTTCATGGAGCAAGACCTTGATGACTAATGACCAACTTGATATCCTCCAACAATATGAGGATGGTGACATTGATTTGCTGTTCACTAAAGCAATTGAAGAGGAAGCAGCACGTCTTGAAGTAACAGTTGATTACTTCATGTATGAGTTCCTCTAAATACATCTGATTCCGACACGGTATTAAACATGGTCGTATCCACTCAACAAGCAGATGCTCTAGTCCAAGAGATGTCTGACTTAGTAAAGTTCCTCCAAGAGGAAAACAACAAACTACGTAAGGAGAACGAGATCCTAAAAGAACAAGCGGACCTACCAGCGACATTAGAATATGATTGCTGATGTAGTCCACGGATTCGCTAGTCATCTCCGTTCAGGACATGTCTACGAACTTGAAATTGAAATGCCCATGGGCGACGGAGAAGAAGAAACTTTCTACTTTGTCCGTACATATGTTATTGCATCGTCACCTGAGCAAGCACACTACATTGCTGCGACACTCTATCCCGATTCTTTAAGCATATGCCATGAAGAACAACCGATCACCGAGCGACGATATGTATCCAGTTGGAGCACAAGTCAGGATTAATGGATTTCTCGGTAGAGTAGTCTATTCTGATCCTGATAGGCATTATATGTCTATTTGCATCAAAGAATTTGCTGATCGCAGCAAAAACGTCTGTCTCATTCACACACCAGGACTCAACAACATTATTGAACCAGCATGACCTACCAGGAAGATCTCACCCAAGATTATTTCAATGATGAGACACTTCGTCTCAAGATCCTACATGAAGCAGAGGAAATGATTACCTTTGCACCTGAAGAGGACCTGCCCCATGATTTGCTTGACAAGTTTGACTAACTCTGCTAAGATCTAAAGACACACACTAGGAGGAACACCATGATCTACGATGACTGCATGTACATTGTTGTTGGAAATAAAGCACTCGCTATTGACTATAATGGCACAGCAATTTCTGCAGACATCATTCAAGATGATGATGTAGAATACGTTGACTGGGATAGTGCTGATCCTATTGATTGGATTGATCTCCAACCAATGCAATATCAATGCTACAAATCTTGCATCGATTTCTTGCACCAATTCGCCAATCAACCTGAGGTATTCACTAAATGAGACCATCCATCGTCGCAGATCATGTGAAAGAACTCATGGTCATTATTAACGATAAACCACAACCCAAGACTACATTGTCTGAAAGAGAGACAACTCTCTACTGGAGATATCATGCATATTTCCCTAATGAGTTTGCCAGAGCAATTGCTGAACTCATTAAACCACATAAGTTTATCTCCTATGATCATTTGAGGAATGTTCTTACCTATGAACCACAATGAACAAGAATCTGTCTCAAGACAGTCTGACCAAATCCTCCTATATTTCCAAGATCGTTTCAATGAATTAATTAGAGATGATCGTATGGAAGATGCCATTGCTATTGGTGATGAGTATCTGGAATGGATTAAAGGAGATGATGATACAGTCTATCTCTATTACAATGAAAATGAATTACATCAATGATTGACCTATTTCCCACACCACTCTACATTGAACCAATTACAATTGAAGAAACACATTGGGATAACATACGCATGGAGTCATGTGGGAATGGTCGTACATCATACAATAGAGATATTTTAAATGTTTTTCCTCTCCTGTTAGAACAAGTAAAACAACACATAGACAAGTACATAGAACTAACAGGACATAAGACAAAGGTAAACATTACATCATCTTGGTTAAACTTCCATGGTCACATGGATTTTGCTCAAACACATTATCATGGTAACTCCATCATCTCTGGTGTTGTATTCATTGATGTACCGCCTAACAGTGGGAACTTTTGTATTCGTAAACCACATGCTTTCACGAAAGATTTCTGTATGGTGACTAAACTGGATACTACATATCCAACACCATATAATACAGAAGAATTCATCTATGAACCAAAAGCAAATACTATTGCATTGTTCCCTTCTGTACTCCAACATGATGTAACACCTAACTATACTGACCATAGAAGGATTACATTGGCATTTGATTGTACACCAGCAGAACTGTGTACATCATATGGTAATTCTCCACTGAATATTAGTTATTACTCTTAGACCACTCTCTAGTGTGTGTCAGGGTTTATGGACACTTGATATAGTGCCTGTGGAAAACATTGTGGAAAAACCTGTGGAAAAAAGAAATGGTTTAAAAAACATAGGTAATGTTCTGTAATGTACGGAGGTCTTGTTGCCTTAGCACACCTGCTATCGAAAGTCAAGGACTAATGGACAGACCTCGAAGTGGCACACAGACCTTGACATATCCAAGCATTCCGAGTATATTAGATGTATCGAGGTTGAGGGATTGGCAACTTTCCTAAAACTTCGATAAATCAAAAATCTCAAAAACTTAAAAAGTTTAATAAATGAGATTTTTTAATTTTAAAAGTTAACCATTAACTAACTATGACTTCCTTTAACAATTTGAACTCTTCTGCTATTAGTAAAGTAGAGGTAAATGACAGTGATGTTATGATCACCTATACTACTAGTGGTAATGAGTACAAATATGCTCTAAATGGTATTAATAGTGTTGATTTTGTCAATACTATGACTGATATTGTTCAAAATGGTCGTTCTGTTGGCAAATTCGTCAACAAATCGATCAAAGAGGACAAAACTCTTCAGATTGTTGCAGTCTGACTCTAAATAGTACACAATTTCACCAAAAAATGGCAAAATCGAGTCAAAAGTACACCGAATCCACTAAAGAGTCATTCCAGGATGACTACGAAGATTTCGGTTATCAAGTCCAAAATCAGAAGCGTTATTCTTCTCGGAAGAAACAACAATCCAAATTTAAGGACTATGATGAGTATTCTGACTGGGAATGATATCATAATGAATTGAATACTCTACCCCACCCAACCAGTTCTAGAGGTGGCACACAGGCGCTTCCAGAGGGGTCTGGTGGGGTTTATTCTTTAGAGGTCAACACGACACAACCATGAAAGACTACGGCAACGGCATCTACGCTTCAAACGACTGGTTGGCAGACATCGCCCGCCAGTGCATTGAGAGGGAGATGATGCAACGTCAGGCACGTCAGGCATCCCATGGGAGTCTGACCGAGGGCACAGGTGGACAGTGGGGGATCTGGAACATTTCCGACCGAGACTGACCCATCTGCCCTATACTGACATCAGTTCACACAACACCATGAACAACACCATCATCAACTTTCGTGACGAAGCAATGGGCATTGCTGAAGAGCAATGTGCATACAAGGAGATGTTACTCTGCTGCCTCAAATACATGTCTCAGGATGATGTTGAGGACATGCTCAAAGTTAACGAGTGGATGAATCCTCCAGAAATGGAAGATGATGACAATGATTGGTACACTGATCCTAACAGTGTTATGAGTTATCATCATTATTGATAATTCATAAAAATGAAAAAGTGAGATTTTTAAGAAAGTTAAATTTCTCACTTTTTTTATTTTTAAACTTTAAACACAGTGAACAGTTATTAAAAGATAAGCATTAACCTTTAATAACTGTTTGTTTGTATTAGTATTAGAAACTCACTATCTAATACTAATACAAACTAACAATGTATTAGTAATACAAACTCACTATGTAATACTAATACAAACTCACTATCTATTAGTAATACTAACACACAGTGTATTACTAATACAAACCCAATCAAATTGCATTTGTATTATGAACACCAACGTGATGATTTCTCTGCTCCGTAAGGGTAGCAATGGAGCACAAATCCTGCAGATTCTTGATGCTATCACCAGCGATTGTCAGACCGAGGTGATGCAAACCGTACAGGCAGTTGGTGATACTATCTCTCAGGGAGTTAGCATCAACAACGGTACACTAGATCCCATCGAATTCTAGTCAGTGTGTGCCACTAATACAAGTGGCACTAACATTTACCATTGTGCCTAAAATCCTGTATTGTATTAACAGTTAAGCAATTCTTTTCACAAATGCTTCGCTTTTCTCACGGCAACGCTAAACTTAACCGTGACACGGTTATTTTTAACTTACCCGCAGGATTTACTTGCCCAGGTGCATTAAATTGCCTCTCAATGGCAGTCTTAGGTGATAACGGCAAGCGTACGATTCGTGATGGCGAATTCACACAATTTCGTTGCTTCGCTGCATCATCTGAGGTGCAATATGATGCAGTCTACAACAACCGTCAAGAAAACTTTAAGACGATTGTTAAAGCATTGCGAGACGGAAATGCTGCTGACCTTATCAACGAGGGTCTGCAAAATGCTCGCAAGAAAACAACAACTAAGGTCAGAATTCACGAGTCTGGCGATTTCTTCAATCGTGAGTATTTGATGGCATGGGTGTTAGTTGCCCAGCACAATCCTGATCTTAAGTTCTACTGCTACTCGAAGAATCTGCCACTATTTGTTGGTTTGCAGTTGCCCTCTAATTTCTACTTTACCGCATCATATGGCGGCAAGTTTGATCATATGATCGATGAGGGGTTGTTCACACGTTACGCTAAGGTTTTCATGTCCGAAGATGATGCAAACCGTGCGGGTCTTAAAGTAGACTCTCAGGATAAATCTTGCTTCGAGGATGGTCCTTTCGCCCTGCTAGTTCATGGTACTCAACCGAAGGGATCTGAGTGGGGCAAAGCATCACGAAACAACCGCAAGATTCAGCGGGCAAAGGTAAAGCAAACCGCAGCAGTTTGAGACAATGAGCACAGCAACTTGGGCAGTTCAACCATCATCATGGGGTCAATTTGACCCCGTTGGTTGTACATGGGCAACAGACATTAATCACGCCTATCGGTTAGCAACTGCGTGGGCGGAGGAGTGCATCATCTGGAGAATTCCCCACCAGGGTGATGCTTACCGTTGGTGCCGTAAGTGATACATAGGAGGGCAAATAAATTCATCCAAACTAATATCCAAAACGGTATCAACCGATACCGCACGGGAGGGGCAGGTGGGGCATACTATGTTCAAGCGAGGGGGGGAGGCAACGACCCCAACCGCCCAAACCCTTTACATTTGTTTCATGTTCACTTCCACTCGATTCTTCGTTCTCACTAACAACGCTGAATCTCTCGCTCACGCTGTTATCAACAACCCCAAAATCGTTGGTCGCCGTCGTGCTGCTATGCTCTTCGATCTTGCCTTCAATGGTAACACTAAAGCAGAGCGTAAGTTAGGACGTGATGCACTCAAATCTGCAGCGAAAGCAGCAAACCGTCACCGTGTAATCTTCCGAGGCGAAGTGATGCACACCGACCGTGTTTTCAACAAAGCGAGTAACGCTCGCCTGCAGAATTGGGCACAAAACGTTAACACCCCTGTCTGAGGGTTAGCATCACATAGGGGGAGCAATCCCCCTCCTATTGTTCACACTTTTCTCAACAAATGTCTGTCTCCTTCGATATCACTGATTCCATGCTTTTCCGTGAATTCAGTGTTGATGAATCCTCTGCAATCTACTGCATCTCAGTGTTACATAACAACGTAACTATTGCCTACCAAAGCAACACTGAAAAGCAGTATATTTTCAGGGGTAGCGATAGGTTTATCGCCCACATTCGTGCCCTCTTAACTAACTGGAATTCCGAGGAAATTAGCATCGGTTCAGTGATAGCAAAGGCACGTAAATCTGGAGATCTCACTATTATTGAATTATAGACAATCGTCTAATTATTAATAATACACAGTGGCGAGGTATTCTTTACCTCGCTTTTTTTATTGTCAGTGATAAGTATTAAACAGCACTGTGTAATTATAATTAAACAGCACTGATTAATTATTAACACAGTTAATCGTAATTTATTTGTAATTGTTATTAAGCCCGAGCGATGCCAAAAAAGTACCGTCTTTCTAAGCTATAAACGTTTCCAGACGCTCGATAAATATCGATAGGGTCCCCCATTTCAAAAAAATCCGCCCAGAAAAAAATCGCCCCAGAAGTCGAGCAATGAAAAACCGAGTAACTTACAAAACTAAAGATGGTTCATTGAAAGAGCAAGTATTCGATGACTTCAATGAATTCGCAGACCTTGTACAGGACGCAGCAGTCGATTACTATGCCTCTGGCATGGTTCCCGAAATGAGCGTACTGACACAATATGATAATATGACAAAACAAGAGAAGGTGACAAATAATGAGCAACCCGAACGAGAGTTCCTTGATTGAGAGGATCGAAGCACTTGAAAACGTGCTATACAATCTGAAGTTAATGTACAAACCCCCTGGCGGGGAACATCAAAATATCACAGAATACTTAGATACGGTGGAGGAAAGATTAAATGCCCTTTCTAGTAGGCAAGGACGCAGTTGACACTGCTGACACGGATGGAAACTGTTTATATCCTGCGAAGGCACTTGGAGGTTCCCCCACCGTGTCTCCGAATGTTTATGTGAATGGAGATCTCTTGGAGACTTATGATGCCACATCGGTCCCTGATCAGGTGGAGGGACAAAAAATTAACCCATTAATTCCAGTACCTTGTATACCTGGCGTTAGGGTCGTAACTCCTGCGGTGAATACCACAGTTTTCATCAATGGCAAACTACCCGCAGTGCAGGGAGACGAGGCGAAGAGAATATCTGGTGGAACTCCGAGACCTATTGTAGGACCATTTCAGCATACTAACTTACATATCGGTTGACAGAGCGTTCTGAGCGTGGTATACTGGTGGAGTCCCAATAAATAGGAAGTTATGGCAAAGCGACCGTCGCTCACAGGAAATGGTGTTAACATCGAATCTACTCCAAAGAATACTAGGCAGGGTGCTGGGAAGCATACCAAGTATGCAGCGACTTCTCGTAACAAAGCGAGGAAGCCGTATCGAGGTCAAGGTCGATGAGTGGATTCGCAGACTAACCAAACCACAACGTAAGATGGGCGGACTTAGCATCTGTCCATTTGCGGAGACTGCCAAGTATACGGTAATAGAATCGGAGATTAGCGATGTCGCTCCAGTTGATGGGGTTGATGTCGCTATTTTTGTGATTACTAACAATATAACGTTTGAGGAGTTGGTTGATTGGAGGAATGCATTAAATAGGAGATATAAGGATTATATCTTTCTTGAGGATCACAAAGACGATCCAACGTTTATTAGTGGAATTCAGACGAATTTCAACGAGGGAAATTTGATGCTCTGTCAAGAACGTAAAGGTCTGTTAAGAGCAAGAAATACTTTGTCTAAAACAGAGTATTACGAGTATTGGTCAACCGAAATGCATAGGAGGATTGTTAAAGATGGCGAATAGTCCAACGGATGTAAGTAAGTCTTTCGTCGAGGCGGGGATGACTCTGATATCACAACCAGCGAGCGACCGCTGGTTGAGGTTGCATAGTGAACGCCAAAAAAACAAAAAGTTAAATGAGTTTCTTAGTCAAGCAGAATGGGACGACGGATACGTTGGAAAATGAGGACTAAATAATAAGAAACGTTTTGTGTCCAGTGCCACAATTTCAGACTTTTAAAGATCTCTCAATTACTTTCAAGGCACATCCCGTTACCGACGATCTAGTCGTGGTAAAGGGGGATGCTGCTATTAAGCAGGCGGTTGTCAACTTATTATTGACCAATCGTGGAGAGAGACTTTTTAATTCTGAAATTGGGTCTGGAATCACCAATTTACTGTTTGAACCCTTAGATTATGGTACTGCTGCGTTAGTCAAAGCTGAGATTACTAGAACATTAGAGGAGTACGAACCAAGAATTCGTATCGAGTCTCTAAGAGTAGTCCCCAACTATGATGACAATGGTTTTGAAGTAAGTCTTGAATTTGAAGTTATTGGTCGTGATGATTTACCACTAAACGTAGAATTCTTCTTGGAGAGATCACGATAAATGCCGTACGCACAAGTCTCAAACTTAGATTTCAATGATATCAAGTTAGCACTCAAGGATTACTTGAGGGCACAGACTGATTTCACTGATTATGATTTTGAAGGATCTACCTGGAGTGTCCTGCTGGACGTTCTTGCTTATAACACCTATTATACAGCATTTAACACTAATCTAGTTGTTAACGAGTTGTTCTTGGACTCTGCAAGTCTAAGAGACAATGTAGTTTCAATCGCTAAGCAACTAGGATACACACCTAAGTCTGTAAGCGCCCCTAAGGCGTTTGTAACCTTCAATGCTACATTCAGTGCCTCGGCACCTTCCGTCGCTCTTCTAAGGGCAGGTAGCGCCTTCACAACGGTCTTTGACGGCACATTGTACCAGTATACCCTGATTGATGACGTATCTGCACCTGTATCGAACGGTGTTGCGACTTTCCAGAACGTTGAGGTCTATGAAGGATCTCTTATTACAAATTCTTACGTTATCAACACAGCACTCAAATCTACACGTTACCTAATCCAGAACCAGGGTGTAGATACTGCTAGAATGAGAGTCAAGGTATATCCACAGCAAGGATCGACTGCATTCGAGTATTTTAAACCAGCAGCGAATATCTTAGATATCAACTCCCAGAGTAATGCATACTTCATCAATGAAATTGAAGATGAGAATTATGAACTTTTCTTTGGTGACGGTGTTCTAGGTAAGAAACTAGAAAACGGACAGTTTGTTGAGGTCCAGTATCTTGTTTCTAATGGTCCTGCGACAAACGGAGCAAAAACTTTTGTCTTCAATGGTGTAATTGACGATAAAGACGGTAACGCTTACCAGTTGAGCACCACAATCACCTCAGTGACCCCTGCAACGGGCGGAGAGGCGGTTGAAAGCATTGATAAGATCAAGTACAACGCTCCACGCTTTTACGGCACACAGAACCGTGCAGTGACCGCTCAGGACTATGCTGCTATCGTTAGAAATATCTACCCTGCGGTTGCAGACATCATCACATATGGTGGTGAGCAAGAGCAACCACCTGAATATGGTAAAGTAAAGATTGTTGTCAAACCATCTAACAGTGATTTACTTTCTTCTTTCGTTAAAAGCGAAATCAAGGAAGAACTGAAGAAATACATGGTCGGATCTGTTATTGCAGACATCGTAGACCCATCTATCTTGTATGTTGAGTTAACTTCTAAAGTTTTCTTTGATGGGCAGAGAACTACTCTACTATCAGAAGAAATTATTAGCAAAGTTAGAAATTCTATTGAGGAGTATATTGAGATTTCTGATACTGAAAAATTTAATGGTAAATTTAGATACAGTAAATTTGTTGGTGTAATTGATGATGCAGACAGAGCAATCAACTCAAACCAGACTACAGTGATGATGAGAAAGGATTTCTATCCTTTCATCAATTCTAATACGTATTATGAAGTTTGTTTTCAAAATGCTTTCTATGAGGCATGTGAAGGACCTACAGTCCAATCTACGGGGTTCAGAATCTCCGAGTACCCAGACTACACCGTGTATTTTGAAGATAGGGATGGCAGAATCGTCCTATATAGAATAGATGAATTTAATGGATTAAAACTAGTGTTGAATGACAACGCTGGTTATGTGAAGTATGATGAGGGTGAAGTTGTCCTAACTGACTTGACTATTATTAAAGGATCGTCTGAAGATAATAAGATTTCTATTAGAGTACGTCCTTTAAGTAATGACATCAATGCCTTAAGAGAGGTTTATCTGGACGTTGATATGTCCCAAAGTAAGTTCACTGCATACAAAGAGTAATCTAAATGGCATCCGTTACGACTAGGAATATTTCTACTCTTATTGAGAGTCAGTTACCTGCTTTCATCGCAAGTGAATATCAGGACTTCTCTAAATTTGTAGAAAAATATTACGAGCATTTAGAAAACAGAGGCGGACCTCTAGACATCATTGCGAATGTCACCAAATACAGTGACATTAATTTTTACGAAAAGAATTTACTAAAACAGTATACTAGAGTTGCAGAATTTGTTCAAGATGCAGCGACTACCATCGTCGTCGAGGATGCAACTTCATTTCCAGAAGAGAATGGATATATTAAAATTGGAAACGAGATTTGTTTTTATAAAACTAGAACTGATACAGAATTTTTAGAAGTTAGTAGAGGTGTTAGTGGAAACACCACATTAGGTGATCTTTATGGAGAATCTAACTTTGTTACGACACAAGCAGAACCACATTATGTAAACAATGAAGTTTACAACATTAGTAACCTGTTCTTATATGCTCTAGTCAAGAACTTTGAATCCCAGTATCTAGGTGGTTTCCCAGAGAAATATCTCAAGGGTGAAGTAGACAAGAGAACCCTGATTAAGAATATCAGTAGTTTCTACAAGTCTAAGGGTACTGATAAGTCAATTAAGTTTATCTTCAACGCTATTGTAGCAAAAGATGAAGAGGATGTTCCAGAGGTATATAATCCAAAGGACTTTACTTTAAAAACATCTACTTCTGATTGGATCAGTAATTACAGTTTAAAAGCAAAGATCCTCTTTGGACAGGCAGATAATTTAGTTGGTAGAAAAATTGTACAGCGTAGTGGAGATAACTATGCATCTGCTGTTGTTGATGCAGTTAGATATGGTGGTTCTAATGATGTATTTGAAATTATCTTATCCCCCAGTTCTGTAAACGGCAGATTTCAAATTGCTGCTCAAACCACACTAAAAACTAACATTACAGTTGCTTCAGGTACTGATGACAGAGTAGATGTTGGTTCTACTGCGGGATGGGAAGGAATTCCTGGAACATTTGTTATCAATACCGAGACTTTTACGTACAAAGACAAGAATGTAACTCAGTTTATTCTTGCCGATAGATCAAACCCAAACACTACTCATATTGCAGGTACTCCAGTTTACAGTGGAGATAGGATTACTGCAGAAACAGAAAATGGTATTATTACTCTGTTAGCACTGGGTCTTGTCTACAACATTAACCCAAGTTCCCCAAATCCTTACTCTAATAGTGGCGACAAGGTTCAGATTTCTAAACCTGGATTTGAATCTATTCATCCTGCCATTGACTCTTCTGATTGGTTTGTTAATGAGAACTATAGAAAGGCATCTTCTCCTTTAAATGCTGCCGCATCCGCTGCAATCAGTCAGTTAAATAGCGATGTTTCGGCAATCTATGAAGATGACCAGTATTTCTATATTTGTTCTAGTGGTTATCCACATCATTCATTATTAAAAGAGTCTTCTCCGACCAACTTAATAGATGGCAAATTTTTAAAGTTAGTAAGAAAATATCCTTCTAACACCACAGAAATTTACGAAACTAGCAGAAGAGACATTGCTATTTTCTTAGATGGTTCTGTTGCTGTTGGTTACAGAGATGAAGAAGAAATTTCTAGCGGAAAGATTGAAACCCTCACTATACAGAACAAGGGTGTTGGTTATCAATCCCCACCTTTCGTACTAATTAATAACGAACCATATAAAGCAACCGCTATTATGGCGGGAGAGGTCGTTCAAAGTGTTAGAGTTGATATTGAAGATGTATACTCTAGCGACCCCGATGTCACAATTACCTCTGGTAGAGGAGCAAAAGTAAAACCAATTGTAACTTCTGGTGAGATTACGAGTATTATTGTTACGGAACCTGGAGAATATTACTCATCTCCTCCGCAGATCAGAATTTTTGATGCGCTTGGGAAAGGTTCGTTTGCGGAATTTGAGGCGGTATTGACTACAGATGGTCGTCTTGCTTCCTGTCAGAAGATCAATGGCGGACGTTTATACGATAGAAATAGTCTAATTGTAGATGTTATCCCTGTTGGTAGTGGTGCAGTTGCGGAAGCAAAGATCAAAAGATGGATAAAAGATCGCTACAAACTACGTCAAGCGGATCTAGATGATAATCATGGTTTAACTTTTGATGAGTATAGCGGAAGAGGTAAGCATTATGCGGTAGTCGCCAACCCAGGAAACCTCAGATACAGACTTGGTGATAACAATAATAATGTTCTTGCGGAAAATTCTGCTCCATATACACACTCACCTATTATTGGTTGGGCGTATGATGGCAATCCCATTTATGGTCCTTACGGATATTCCGAACCAGGAGATCCTACATCGACTATTACTAGGATGAATAGCGGATATGTGCTACAAAACAATCGCACAGATGGTCCAGATATTAATCGATATGAAGTGGGTACTTTTATTGATGACTGGAAATGGACTCCTACCATTAACAGTGGAAAAACTGAACTTGATGAAAACAACGGTAGATTCTGTGTCACTCCAGAATATCCACAAGGAACTTATGCATACTTCGTAACTATTGATTCTAGTGGAGATCCTAAGTTTCCATATATCCTCGGTAAGAATTTCTACTCTCTGCCAGTAGATTCTAACTACAATTCCCAAATGACTCAGGATGATCTTCCAAAGAACGTCCGAAGATTAAGATCCGATGCTCTAGATGTTAATGGTATTGACACCTTAGCAACTATTGCTGATGTTATTAAGGGTAATGTAAATTCCATTTATACAGATCAATCCGTAGAAAATTTCTCTGTTGGCGGAGAGGTTTTTGTAGACAACACCAATACGGGTGGATCTGGCGCTAAAGCACTAGTTTCAGAAGTTACTGGCAAAGAAGTAATTGCTTTAGAATCCGAAAGCACTAATGCTGTAGTAATTGACACAGTAACTTCGGCGTATTTCTTTGCTGGAGATACTGTATATCAAGGTGAAGGTATTACTCAAAGTGAACTAATCACAGATACTCGTACTGTTAGTGCATTTGAGTTGTCAAATTCTCCTGACGTAAAAGTTGTTAATGATCTTATTCTCGAACCACCTAACGGCGAGTACCGTGTTATTCAAGCTGTCGAAGGAGATATCATTCAAGGTGAAGTAATTGGTGATGTTGTTAATAACAATAGAGTTGTGCTTAGAAGAGTTGAAGGAGAATTTGATCCTACACTACCTATCTTTGCTACAATTAGAGTTGTTAATTTACTACTTTCTAGTGACGCCACATATTCGGAAGGTGCTATCCTCTCTTTGGTAAATGATGAATCTGGTTTGACATTTGGTTCTGGTGTTGTATTAGATGGTACATTTAAGCAAAATTCTGTTAAAGTAAGAGTTACCTCTGGAGACTTTTTTAATGATAGTGGATATACCTTAAAGAGTAGTGTTCTTGAGGATACTTCTAAATCACAAGTTATTTCTGTAAACTCCTTGAGTGAGAACATTGATATTGTAAGTATAAAAGATAATATTGGTTTAATTCAAACTAGCGAAAATCATAATTTAGGATCTGGTGATAAAATTAACGTCAACATTTTCCCCGATGATAATTTAACAACAACTACTTACTATGTGAGAAAACGTTTGTATCAAACTGTGCAAATTGAGGATATTGTTATTAATTCCAGAATCAATGATACTGGGGTTGGTAGATTTGTGATCATGAATAGTGGTGCTGGTTATCAAGAAGGTACGTACACTGGAGTTGAATTATATTTCCAAGATCAGACTAAAGTAAGAACTAATATTGGAAGACCTGGAGATCCTAACAACGCTAGAGCAAATATTACCGTATATAATGTTGGCGGCGGATTTGGTCGTGTAAGTTTTATTGAATTAACTGAGAAAGGATCTGGTTACAGAAGAGGGGATGTACTAACAGTTGCGGACAATTTCTTAAACAGAAATGTAGACACCACTTCTTCGGCAAGATTAACAGTTTCTGTTGATCATGTCGGATTTGCAGCAGATGAAACTCTTATTAATGTATCATCTGCAACAGATATCTCCAATGATGATAAACTTCGTATTGGCACAGAAATTGTAACCGTAACTGGCGTTGATCGCCAAAATAATACTGTAACTGTTTTAAGAGGTCAGAATAATACTCAGGCAGTCGATCATTTTAATAATCAACCACTTGAAATTGAAGAGTCTTTCTATAAATTAGATGTCAACTATCAACCATTAGGTGCAGACATCAATAAACCATATGTTGTATCATACGATAGAGAAACTAAGACTCTAATTACAGCATTCTCATATACAACTGCATCTCCAATTACTTTCTTGCAAAGTAGCATTTTCTTTGATCAAAATGCTCCTTCCAAATTTGTACGTATTAAATCAATTGAACCTGCTCAATATAAACTTGAGTTCAGTACAGATAATATTAATTTTACGGTAAATCCTGAGATTGAAGTACAGAAATACTACAAGTACATTTTTGATACCAGTCATTCTTCCATGAACAATACGTTCTTGGATTTCTCTGCTAGTGTCAATTATAATTTATTGACTTCTGAAAAATCTGTAAGTACCAATTTACCTGGAACACCTGGATCTTTTGTTTCTCTAAAATTGGGATTTGGTCCCAACATCAGTACAAATACATATGAAAATGAAGTTCCTGTAAATTTCAACAATTACTATTACTTTATTAAAGCATCAGAAGATGTTAATACAGAGGGTGCTTCCCTAAAAGTAATTCAAGATCCACTTGCAGGAGAGCATAGAGTAATCTATTCTACTGCCAATAGATTTGCATATGAACTGAACTCGGTTCCACAATATGATGGTTCTGGATCAATTTCTTACACCACATCTGGTGCTTTTGCCATTGGTAGTATTACTAAACTCAATATCATCGATACTGGATCTAACTATACAGATCTTCCTATTTGCAGAGGAATTCTACCAACAAACGATTATCTTGCGGAGTTGGAGGCAGTTGTTGATACTAGTAATGGTAGCATTGGATCAGTTCGTGTCATTAATCAAGGATCAAACTATTCTAAACCAGTTGCATTTGTAACAAATGGTGATGGTGTTGGAGCAAGATTTGAGTGTGTTCTAGAAAATGGAAAGATCAAGTCTATCATTACACGTAATGGTGGTAAAGATTATACCTTTGCAGAAATTAAGGTATTTGAGTCTGACGTAACGGCGTTCTTTACTAGTAACAATATCGGTACTCCAAAGAATGCTAAGATCATCAGATCTGGTTATGGATATACTTCAGACTACACTACTTTACCAGAATTTACTTCTACATTAGCACTAGCACTTAAAGATTTTGGATCTACAGAATTTTACAGTGGAGAAGAGATTAAACAGTTTGTCAATGGTGTAGTTGTTGCCAAAGGTAGAGTATCTAAGAATGGTTGGAGAAGTGGAAGCAATATTCTCAAACTAGAAAACGTTGTCGGCGTCTTTAGAAATGATGTACCCATACAGGGATATTTTGATGGCAAGACCGCCAATATTGTAAGACAAATTGTAACTGATTTCACACCAGATCTCAGAACATATTCAGATAATCTTGGTAGATTCAATTCTGAAAGAGGTCAACTCAGTAAGAACTCACAGAAATTAGCAGATTCTTACTTCTATCAGGATTATTCCTATGTTGTCAAATCTAAAACTTCTATTGAAGTTTGGAGAGACTTAATTAGAGAAACTACTCACCCAGCAGGATTCCAACTGTTTGGTGAGATGATGGTTGAATCTGAGGCACAGACCAGAATGCCTCAAGAGTCTAGAGTTATTGAAACACATTCTTTTATTAACCTAGAACCCAAAAACATCTCTGTTGTAGATACTAAGAAATTTGTTAAGCAGAGCATCCTACTTTCTACTGGTCTTAATGTCCAGCGTGGTATTGGTTCTGTTTCTGTTGATACATTTGATACAGGAGAGACAGTTGCTAAAGAATTGGTCTTAGATAGACCATTCAATGGCGACTATAATGAAGATAGTGGGGTTCTCTATGGAGATACAATTTATACCTTAATAGATCCAAGAGCTGGCACTGCATACGCTCCATATAGTGAAAATGGTTTGATTGTCACTATAGATGGTGTATTACAAGAACCTGGAGAATCTTTCACTGTTCAAGGTAATAAAATTGTCTTTACAGAACCTCCTCTTGGAATCAGGATAGCAGAAGGGCAAGAAGTTGTAGCACAGAAGTTCTACTGCCTGTCTATTAAATTTAAAGATGACGATCTTAATGAACAATACATCAGAAAGATTGCAGACATTAGTGATCAATTTGATGGAACTAAATTCTTGTTTGATCTATACAATGAAGATGGTAGCATTGTCAAAACTCTTCCCAATGAAAAGTTAATTGTTACCTTGAATGGCGTTTTGCAGAGAGCAAGAAAGGACGAGGAAGTGCCTTTCGGTAATTCTTATGCAATTATTAGATCTGTAGATCCAAATAGAACTGACCAAATTCAATTTACCGAACCACCTATTAGTCATGGTGAATTGTATGAAAGCGATGATGACATCAAGATCGCTGAGAAGTGTTTTATCTACAGCGTAGGTTCATATACTCGTCTTGTAATTGATGAACAAACTATCAAGTATAAGGGTGGTGGTCCATTCCTCCTTAGAGATGAAGTTACTAATGATGTTGTTAAAGTTGATTCCCCAGAATATGCTGTCGTCTTTGTAGACGGGGTTCTACAAATTCCTGGTAAGTCTTATAATATCGTAGGACCAACTATTACATTCAGTGCTCCTCTAAACTATCATGAAGAAGAGGATGGAACATTTTATCCACAAAAAGTTGATGTTCTCCTCTTATATGGCAGAGATAAAGAAAAATCCCTAACTTTCTTTGATTACGAACCAGACACCTTCCTTGCTGAAGCAACGGTTAAGATCTCTAATGCTCTTTCAGACGCTACTGCTGCTTCCGATCTTAATGATCTAGAAAACTGGTTTATCAATAGAAAAGGTAATGATGTAAAATTAAATCAAAAAGATGATACTCTTGGCAAAATCAAGCGTGTCGAATTTGACGACGAAGTTATTGATGGTACAGCATATAGAACATTAACTCTCATAATCAATACTCCATATTTCTTCGATCTTAAATATGGATCCGATGATCTAGATTTTATCTTCAGTGATCCAAAAACAGGTGCTGTAACTGAACTTCAGATTGAAAATGGATTCCTACCTGGACCTGGAAATATTCCTGTACAGATAAGATCGGTTGAGTTCGATACCGATTCTGATGGAAATCCACTGCTTGGTCTAGATATTCCATCATGGATCAAAGGAACTGAACTAGGATACCAAGCATATCTAAACAAGTCCTCTATCTATGCTAACCTCAGCCCTGGTGATTTAATTCGTATTGATGGTGAGAAAGATTATAGAGAAATCCTAGATCTTCCTGAAAAGGTCAAATCTAAGCAGTTTAATAAGAATGAGTTCCTATCTCAGGACATCTACGCAAATATTAAAACTACTAATTACAATGATATTGTAAGAGGTGAAGGTCTTGCTATTACTGCAGAAATTGATGCTAATGGTTCTGTCACCAAGTTAAACTGGAACCGTAGGGATCTAACTCTATATTTTGAAAATGACATCCTCATTCAATCTTCTGCGTATCAGTATTTTACTCCACCTATTGTTGAGTTTATTCCATCCACAAATGCTGGTGGTGGTGCTAAGGCGCAGGTTATTGCCACTGGTGGTAATGTAATTGATCTGGTTCTACTTGAGGGTGGTTATGGTTACGAAGAACCACCCAGAGTTCGTGTTGCAAGAGGATTCGACAGAATCAAGGGTAATACTAGAACTATTAAGAGTACATCTATTCTTGATATTTCCCCACCAATCCAGATATCTGAAGGTCTGAAACAAACCTTTGCTACTGAAATTATTATTACTCAAACAGGTGAGGCAGGTGAATCTCTATTCATCTTCGTTGACCTGAGTGCAGCAGTTGGTAACTTAGATACTACTCAGCAGGTTACTATTATTCCAGCAGCGGCAGCAAGCATCGCTTCAATGCCTCCTGCTAGTATCAAAGAAAGTGAGGTTGCATTCACTGGTATTGAGAAGTCTGTCAGCAGCAGTGTTAAGGTTGTACAACCTGCTGAGATTGATATCATCAGGGATCCAATTCCATTCACAGGTATTCAGCAGATTGAAAGCACTGCTAGTGTCAGTGATACTACAACGCAAATTACCACGATTCTTCCTCCTACTGTCATTAGTGAAGCAGTACATCAACTCGATACTGCATCTATTAATGATGTTGGCGCATTCTTGGATGCTCCAGTTGATCTGGATGATAATATCATCTTTGTACCAGATACAAGGAGATTCCCCAAAGCAAGTAGACTGCTTATTGGTAAGGAGATTGTTACCTATACCAAGACCAAGCAAGACAGGTTCATGTATGTCGAAAGAGGTACTTTCGGCACCGAACCACAGACTCACAATGCAGGTGACTACCTCAGACACTTACCAGAACTCATCAGTGTTGTACCTATCGGCAACATCGAGGTCTTCAGCATCGAGACTTCCGTTCGTGTTCAGGAAACTCAGACTCAAGCAACAACAGTTACCGCTACAAGTTTCTCGGATGTTAAGTCCGTAAGTGAACTAGAGGTTACGACTCAAGTTGAGCGTGATACTCAAGTTGAACACAAGATTGAAGGATTCTTTGTATCTGAAGAAGTCATCATCATTCCTCCCGAATTTGTCACTCCTACTATTACTACTATCCACAATAGTAAGAGTGAGGTCAAGTCGATCATTCCTCCAGCAGGTGTTGAAGGTGCGGTATCTTCTGGTCTAGTTACTTTAGAAGATACTACTCTCAGAATTGTCAATACGTTTGATCTTGGTATCAACTACGACATTATCGTATCTAAGCAGATCGTTTCTGAGACTGATTACGACTTCTCTTCTGTAACTTCCCTGAAGACCACTGTTACTAAGACAGTCAACTCTCAGGATCAGTTTATTAATGTAGTACAACGTGAACTTGACTTTACTGAAGTTAATCACTCGGTTGTCATTGATTCTAAGGTCAATGACATTGATTCGATTACTTCAATTCTACCTGGAGTCGAGAAACTAAATCCATTCATCGTTTCTACTTACGCCACAAGTGAGTCTAATGTTAAGGCATTCACCACGGAGTGGAAAGAAACTGTACAACTGACTCAACGTGGTGCGATTGAGGATAATGTATCCCTAATCAACGTAACATCTGATGTCCCAACTCTCAATGTTGAGGTTCTTCAGATTGAGACCCTCACCGAAATTCAGAAGATTACTCACACTCGTGTAACTCTTTCTGAAAGGGAAGAGGTACTTGAGGCACTAACTTCTGCTTCCGTAGTTGGCGTAGAGGTTACTGGCGTTGGTGTAGAAGGAATTGTCTCTTCCGCTAGAATTGATACTAACGCCATTAGAGAGTCTCTCAAAGTTCTGAGACTCGATATTAACCATGAACTGGTGATTTCTACAGAGGTTGTTAGAGATCCATTTGAGACTGACTATCAGCAGACAGTCACATCCAACTTCTTTAGAGTTGAATACGAGGCAACTGTTGTACAGGGCGGTGTAAACATCTACACTGATCCTTCTGTTAAGACAGTAAGCAGTCAGCACATCATCAAACCTCAAGTTGATGTTGTATCCGATAGTCTACTTACTACAACAATCCAAAGCATCAACAAGCAGGTAACCATCCAACCTGCTGCTTCTGTTGCTCAAGTGGATACTGAATACGGAATCACCCGTGTCTTCTACTTCAATGCACCTCCACTAGAACTTGCTACTATTGAGCAAGTAACGATTGCTAATGTTGACAGACAAATCGCAGTCGGTACGATTGTAGAAGAAAGTGCTGAAACTATTCTGTCTTCTCAGATTAGTGTAGTTACTAATGATCTAAGTGCTATTTCTAGCAATATTGTCACTTCAACGCATGAAACAAATCATTCCGTTGCGAACACTGTTACCTATGACGTTGATACGACAATCACAGCATTCTCTACTTCAATCACCGACAAGGTAGACACCTTAGAGACTACATCTTCACTGGTAACAGTTTCTAAGACTGCTGAGATTCCTGCATTCTTCACGATTGAACCTACAATCTCTTCTAGACTTACTGCAACATCAACTAATATTGTTGCAACCACAAGACCAGATGAGATTCAGCATACCATTAGTATTACTTCTGGTCTTGCTGATGAGCAGGATCAGCAAGGTGCATCCAGAGAGATCGATTATGAAATCGGTATTCTCGACTTCTTCACTGAACTATATGTTCTACCTCCGAAGATCAAGACGAGAGACCAAGGCGAATTTGACCTCAACGATCCTATTAACGAGGTCTTCACTAGAGAGCAAGGAACTATACTCGTTCTTAACGCTAACAGAGAGCGTGATGCATTCTATGATGGATACACGGTTGGTAATGCAGGATTCACTATGACTGGATTTGAAAATAACCTACTGATTGATACTGGTGCTCTTGGAGTATCGGGTGATATTGATACTATTACTAGAATGTTCCCCGACATGACTATCGAAGACTTTACCGAAAGGCATAGTTCTTCCGTAACCATGACAGGCGAACGCTTCAACATGGGTATTCCAACTATCAATGAAGTTGGATCTGTTCTCTCCGCATCTATTACAAACGAGACAAGTTTGGATATAAATAATGCGGGTCCCTTCCCAGATTCTGGCGTGATTCTCATCGGAACTGAATTGATTAGGTATACCAGCAAGTCTGGCAATACTTTACAAGATCTAACAAGAGGATATGAGGGAACCACTCCTACGGCTCACTCCGCAGGAGACTATGTGAGAACATTTGGATCTTCTAGTTAATTCATTATAAATATAAATAACCAAAGACAACAACGTTTCTAAGAGAGATTTTCAATGGCCGCAATTATTTCAGATAAATTTCGCATTTTTAATGCGAAACAATTCCTAGAATCTCTATCTGAAGGCTCCTCCGATACGGGCAACGAGCGTACAAGAATGTACTTCTTTGTTGGTCGTCCTCAACGCTGGGATGCTTACGTAGAGATTTATAACCAGAACGCTACAGCGTTTGTAGAAGGCAACGAAGTTTATGTTGGTGCCAACTATGCTGGCGCTACATTTAAAGGTGTCGTTAGAGCAGTATACGAGGATTCCCTCCTACTCTATAACATCGGTCCTTCTACCTCCAGCGTACCCGCAGCAGGTTCTACCCTCAAGGCATGGAACGGCACTGCAGACACTGGTGCTGAAGCAGTATCTGGCGTTTATCGCTACGCTACTGAGGACGTACCCCCCGTACCTCTCGACAACCAAAAAGAAAAATTCGATCTGTATGACGACATCATCGCTGCTAAGCGTATTACTGATGAGTTCGCTCGTGCAGTTATCCGTCGCTACAACTGGGATCTAGTTGCTAATCCCAAATTCGACATGTGGAAGCCAGACTACTCTGCTACCCCTGGTGGCGGTGGTCAAGTTGGTAAGACCGCAGCAACTGGCGCTACCACTATTGGTGAAGCGAAGTTCTATGTAATCAACTCCCAGTACGAAGTATTCAAGTGCCTCTACAACGGTGAAACTCCTGCCAACCCCTCTGGTCAGAACGCAACCGATGAGCCTAAGACTACTCCTTCTGCTGGTCAAGGTTCGTATGCTGGTGACATCTTCACCGAAGAGCCTGGCAACGCTGGTTACATTTGGAAGTACATGTACACCATTCCTACGAATGATGTTCTCCGCTTCCTCTCTACTGACTTCATGCCTATCGTTGCTGCATCCGATGCAACTCGTCAGGCAACTGAAGCAGCAGCAGTTGATGGTGGCATTAACGTTGCTCTAATTGAGAACGCTGGCGCTAACCTCCCTAACGGCACCCACTATGCTCCTATCCTCGGTGATGGTACTGGTGGTAAGGTTCAGATCACTGTAACCGCTCAAGCAATCTCCTCGGTAACTGTTACCGATGCTGGTTCTGGTTACACCTATGCATCTGTTGCACTTAAGACTGGTACTGGTAGCGGTGCTACTGCATATGGTCTGTTTAGCGATGCTGGTCTAACCGCTTCTGTAACTGTTGGTGCTGCTGCTGTTGGTGCTGTTGAAGTTGTTCTTCCTCCACAAGGCGGTCACGGTGCTGACATGGAGTTGGAATTGAATGCTAAGCGTATCATGACCAACATCCGTCTAACCTACGCTGAAGGTTCTGGCGACTTCCCCGTTGACAACGACTTCCGTCGTATTGGTATCCTTAAGGATCCATATGTCTTCGGTAGCACCACCTTCGCAACCGTCGATACCGTTAACGGTCTGTACGCAGTCAAGTTGAACAATGCTTCTTCTGACTTCCAGCCTGACGAAACTATCGAGCAGAGCGTAACTGGTGGTACTGCAAGAGGCACCGTTGTTTCTTGGACTCTCGACAGTGGTTCGACCACCGAAGGTGTTCTCAAGTACATCCAGTCTCCTGACCTCCACTCCGATTCGGGTGTTGTCCGTGCGTTCGAGAGCAATGCAGGTAATGCAATCACTGGCACTACCTCGCTAACCTCTGCAAACGTTGACACTGGCGATAACAGCAACGTCCTTGGCGTTCAGTTCGCAAGTGGTCTTGCAAACCCTGAGATCGCTGCTAACTCTGGTGAGATGATTTACGTTGAGAACCGTCGTCTAATCACCCGTGCTCCTGACCAGATTGAAGACATCAAACTCGTCATCGAGTTCTGATCTCCTCAAACATATCTTTCAGATCCCCCGAGAAATCGGGGGATTTTTTTTATCCCTGCTAAATAATAGAGGGAAACAGGATCAACTAGAGAGACTCATTTACGATGCCACAGAAGACTAACCTAAACGTATCTCCATATTTTGATGATTTTGATGCTGATAAGAATTTTTATAAGGTTCTTTTCAGACCTGGATATTCTGTGCAGACTAGGGAATTAACATCCCTTCAGTCTATCTTACAAAATCAGATAGAAAGTTACGGCAAATATAGATTTAAACAAGGACAACTGGTAATTCCTGGTGAGGTGGGTCTGAACAACAGACTCAATTTTGTTAAACTGTCTTCTGTTTCCGAAGTTGCTGTAAATGAGAATGGTGGCATCGTCTATAAAAAATATGATATCAAGCAACTAATTGGTTCTACTTTAAGAGGTATTAACTCTGGTGTTACTGCTGTAGTAGTAGAAGTCAAGTATGCTACAACAGATTCTGCAGATCTCATTTTTGTAAATTACGTCAACAGTGGAGATGATGGCAACGAGTCTACATTCAGACAAGGTGAAACTCTAGAAGTTGTTGGTGGTGTTAATACCCCATTACTAGTTGTTGGTACTGATGGTAGTGTTCTCCCAACAACCATTGAAGTAGAGGATCCAGATACTGGAGATATTACAAGTCTCAGCAGTCCTGCAATGGGATATGCGACTGCACTGAAAGTAGAAGAAGGTATTTACTTCGTTAACGGATTTTTTGTCCGCAATGACGAGCAATTGATTGTTCTTAATGATTACTATGATAGAGCTTCTGTAAAGGTAGGTTTTACTATCGTAGAAGATATCATCACTCCAGAGGAGGATGCTTCTCTATATGACAATGCTAGAGGATTCTCTAATTCTTCTGCTCCTGGCGCTCATAGACTAAAAATTAGTCTAGAACTCAAAAAATTTGATTATAACGCACTAACTGACAAAAACTTCATCCAAATTATTCAAATTAAGAATGGTGTAGTTGAAAAACAGGTTAAACCTGCAGACTATAGTCTGTTAGAAGAAACTCTTGCTAGAAGAACTTATGATGAGTCTGGAGATTATGTTATTAAAGATTTTACTATTGACGTAAGAGAATTTTTCCAACGCAATAATAACAACGGTTTATATAAGCAAGGAGATGACGGTCTAGTTAAAGGTATGTCTGCTACGGATGCAGAAGCAAAACTAGTCGCAAGCGTAAGTCCTGGTAAGGCATATGTTCGTGGATTTGAGATTGTAAACAAAGAAGTCAAGTATCTTAATATCGATAAAGCAAGAGATACTTTGACTAGAGATAATGTAACTATCAAGTCTAGAGGATCATCTTCTTTTAAAATTAGTAATGTTTACGGTAGCGTACCTCTCAATACAGTTGCTGGAGAACTCACCGCATTCCCAGATGTATTTTTAAATACCACATTCAATGATGGTAGTATTGGACTTAATGGACTTGAAGGAGAGACTTCTTACAAATTCACGTTAGACAGACGCTCTAAAGAATTTGGATTGGACAAGGGCGTCAAGACAGTAATGATCTCTGTTACTGATGGCAGACCTCTTCCAGTAACCAAAGATCAATTCCCAACTACTCTATGGTACGTGAAGTCGAGAAGTGGAAACACACCAACCTCTGCTGGTAGTGTAGAAGTTATTGCATTCTCCACGGCAAATGATATTAATGTAGCAGGAACATCTAGTTTCTTTGTAGAGGCAACATTATTTGGAGAGAGATCTGTACTTGATGAGTATTTTGTAGAATATGATGATGGAGATCCATCTAAGTATAGAATGCTGTATATGTCAGAATCTGACATTTTGCCACCAGATGGATATACTCCAGATCTGACTTTTGGTAGACTTGTTAATTACACGAATACAATTACTCCAACCGTTGGTGTAGTAAAACCAAAAGACTTCACTCTTTCTGATAGACCATCTGGATTTAATCAAGATACTGACAAAATTATTTCTAGAGGTAAGTCTGGAGTTAACTCCCAACCATATAGTGGTATCTTTAATTTTGGATACTTTAATCCAACATTCTTTACTAAAATTACATTAGAATCTGCTCCATCCGAAGGATTTAATTCTGGTAAGTATATCTATGGTAAGCAGAGTAATGCTGTTGGTGTTATTGAAAATGATCTCTCTGGAAACTATAGTAGTGGTACAACTCTTTTCGTAACTTCTGTTGCTGGTCAATTTGTTTCTGGAGAGACCATTTTTGACGAACAAGGATACTCAACTAAGATCGCAAAAGACAATACCATTTCACATTTCATTTGCACCAAGCGTGGAACTGGATATGGTGATGATGCATCTACTTCGATTTATGTAAATGGTAATGAACTTAATAATGCAAAGGTTGCTCCAAGAGTTGCTGGACAGGGTATCTATAAAATTGATATTCTAGATCGATCTTCTCTAAGAGAAACTTTTATTGCACCTCCAGAAGTAGTAGCATATCCTTTACAAGATAATGAAGCAAATAGTCCAACGATCATTCCTGTACTATTCAAGAATACTGTCTTAACATATACACCACAAAATATTAAATCACTTCAATCTACGTACAACAATTATAAATTTACTGCTGATGTAGATTTCTCTAAGACAAATTATTCTGAATACAAACCAATTACTAATTTTAGTTTCTCTGGTAAGCAGGGATCTAATTTTGTAGAGTGTAGTGGTTTTGGTGCAAACCTTGCTAAAGATCTTGTGCAAGGTGATGTAATTCAATATACTGACGATAATGATAATATCGTTAGAAATATCGTTCAATGGACTAGTGATGCAGAAGGAACTATCAAATCTAGAATTTACCTAACATACACACTAAAAGATACTGTAACTAATGTATCTGTTGTTAGAGTTAGACCTCTCGTATCTAATGTAAATTCTTCGTTGGTCTTCCCAACAGGAAGTAAGCAAATTTCTTCTTTGATCAATGATACTTCTGATACTAAGATCAGATATTATGTCAGAAAGGATTTTACTGCAGACCTGAACGCTGCTGGTGGTGCTGTAACATTTACAGCACAACTACCTGTAGGATTCCAGAGATTTATCACTTATAATGAAAATTCTTATGTCTTAACAGTTCTGTCTAAGGGTGATTCCTCTGTAGTAAATAACGGCGATATCGTTTATATCGATCCAAAGTATGTAACTATCAATTCTTCTACTTCAGACAACACTGGTGTTACTGCTGGATCTCTTGTTATTCAAATGCCAGCAGATTTCTTTGGTACAGGTTTGACCACATATCCTAAACTGAAGTTGTCTGCCACAGTTGAAATTGACAAAGCAAAACCAAGATTAAAAACAGCGATTAGAAATCAACGAATTGTAATTATTTCTGGTGGGGACCGTGTTATTCCTTTGCGTGGTTCTGACTACGATGGTGTTGCAACCTCTATCGTATCTTATGCAGATGCATTTAAACTGAGATATGTATATGAAGGTTCTTCAACTACACCTCCTGATGTTGATTCTTCTGGTTCTCTAATTAGTGGTACTGATGTAACTTATAAGTTCTCCTTTGATGATGGACAAAGAGATACCCTATATGATGTCTCTAGGTTGGTTCTCAAACCAGGATTTGAACCTACCCAAGGTCAATTAGTTGTAGCATTCGATTACTTCGAGCATTCTTCTGGTGATTTCTGTACCGTAGATTCTTACATTCATGAAGCAGGTGTAGAGGGCAGTGAAGTACCTTCATTCAACTCGTCTGTACATGGTATTGTTTCGTTGAAAGATGTTCTTGATTTCAGACCTAAGGTAGATTCTACCACTACTGTTACAGGTTTCCAAGACGTTTCTATTCTATCCAATCCTTCTGGTGCTAGTTATATTAATTTTGTTGGAGATTCTGGTGTTACTGCACTTGCTCCAGCATCTGATCCTGCTTTAGAATATACTATGTCCTTCAGTGAGACGCAGTTCTTAGATCGTATTGATGGTATCTTCTTGAATAAAAAAGGAGAATTTGTTGTCAAGAAAGGAAATGCTTCTCTCAACCCAGCAAAACCAGATAATGTGGATGATGCAATTACTATTGCATACTTACATATTCCAGCGTTTACTAAGAGTAATAAAGACGTACGTATTGTTCCTGTAGACAATCGTCGCTATACAATGCGTGACATTGGTAAACTAGAGAAGCGCATTGAGCGTCTTGAGTATTACACTACGTTAAGCATTCTAGAGCAACAGACTCTAAACATGCAGATTAAAGACAATGTAGGTTTTGATAGATTTAAGTCTGGATTTATTGTAGACAACTTTGAAGGTCATGGAATTGGTAATCTAATTTCTCCAGACTACAGATGTTCTATTGATACTCAGCAGTCTGTATTACGTCCTTCTGTTAGAGAAAATAGTTTCAATTTAGAAGAAGTAAATACTAGAAACGACCAAAGATTGATTTCTGGTTATGTTAACAACAATGGCGTTGTAACACTGCCATATACTTCTCTCAGGTTACTTGGTAATGAATTTGCAACTAAGACTATCAATCCAAATCCTTTTGTAGTCATTCAATATGTTGGTGATTGTCGCATTTCTCCAACCATTGATCAGTGGTATAATACTGAGATTGCACCTCTCGCTCTAAACACAAACACTAATCACTATTCCATTTTCCAAGCAAAATCTGATGTAAAAGAATCCATTGGATCGATCTTTAACTCTTTCATTGTTAATTGGACTGGATCTGATTCTTCGTTGATGTCCATCAACTCTTTTGCAACCGTAACTTCTGACAAAGTTGACTCTTTTGTCCAGAAAGCAAATATTGCAAGTTCTTCCAATGTAAACCCACAGAATAATGAAATTGCCAAAGGTGTATCTACAAAGACTATCAACGGCACTAAAGTATCTTCTTCTCTAGAATTCTTTGCTCGTTCTATTCCAGTCTTCTTTAAAGTTCAAAGATTGAAAGCGGACACCAAGTTGAATGTGTTTATTGATGGTAGAAATGTAAACGCATGGGCAATTCCAGATAGTAACTTCAGTGGTATCGCTGGCAACTCTTTAACAACATTTGGTTCTGAATTAAGAACTAATTCCAATGGAGATCTCAGTGGTTTGTTACTAATTCCTGCAGGTTATGAACCAGTTTCAAACTCTAGGTGGACAGGATCTGCAGATAGTGTAACATACAATGGTGCTTCCGAAGAAATCTATATCGCTTCTGGTGAAAAGACTATTACGTTCACAGATGCAGTAGATTACTCTAACAAGTCTACATCAAATTCTTATGCAGACGTGATTTTCTATTCTACTGGTATCCTTCCAGAGAATCCTTCTTCAATTATTTCTACATCTGCTGCTTATTTCAAAGCAAATGAAGGTGTTCAGTCTGTAAATAGCAATACAGATCAAGAAGTTAAACCAAATCCACTTGCACAAACCTTTAAGGTTGAGAACTTTAGTGGTGGTTGTTTTGTAACGGGCGTTGATTTATTCTTCCAGAATAAAGATACTTCTATTCCCATCAAAACCTACCTAACAAATATTGACACTGGAAAACCAGGCAAGCATGTAATCCCAGGTTCTACTTCCATTAAGTATCCTGAGACATATCTAAAGATCTTTGTTACTGGTGATAATGATACCATTTCTGTTAAGAAGGGAGAGTTTGTAAAAGGATCTTCTACTAATGCATCTGGTCCTATCCTAAGGGTATTTGATAAAAACAACATCCAAGTTGGTGATGAAAACTCAATTCAGTTGCAACTAAACAAAGAGCAAGTTTACACTCTTGTTCTAGAAAACCATAATGGCATCTCATTTGTTCCTAACGAGCAACTTATTATTCCTTCAGTAACTGAATTTAATAACACCAGAAATAAAGAAGTTATTATTAATATTGCCAAAGACTCTGGTAAATTGGTAGACCTCAAAGTAGAGCAGGTTGGTTCTAATTATGAAACTGCTGCTGTCACTATTGAAAGTCCACAACTTCCAGGTGGATCTACTGCAACTGGTAACGTGTTCGTTTCGGAAGGCAAGATCTATGCTTCCGAATTAGTCCTTTCTGGACGTGGTTATACCGAGGCACCTTCAGTTGTTATTAAAGGTGTAGGTCTGGGTGCTGGTGATGCTGTCATTACGTCTAAAATCGAGATCGACACCCCTGCAGTAAGAATGGGTGTTGCAACTGATGCAAACGCAGATACCCCATCTACGATTCCAACCCACTTTGATTTCGAGCATCCTGTATATCTACAGAATGACACTGAGTATGCTCTAGTTGTAGAGACTGATTCTATCGAATATGATCTCTGGGTATCTAGACTCGGTGAAACCGAGGTTGCCACAAGCACCACTGTCAACTCCCAACCATTACTTGGTTCTGTTTACAAGTCTCAGAATATTGACAATTGGACAGAAGATCTGTTTGAAGATATCAAGTTTACTCTTTACAGAGCAGAATTTGATACTAGTGTTAAAGCAAATCTTCTCCTCACTACTGAAGATCTTGGTTATGAAAAACTTGCTTCGGCTCCATTTGAAACTAGTGTAAGATCTAGTTCCAATGCAACTTCTGATTTGTTCAAGAACAATAATACATTAGTAAAAGTTTACCACAGAGATCATGGTTTTGAAGATGCTGGTATGTCTTCTGTATACTTTAGAGGATCTGAAGACGTTGGCGGTATCTCTTCTACTGTATTGAATGCAAAACTATTTGATGTCAAAAACTCTGGTCTTGATTCTTATGTTATTGAAATGCCAACTAGAGCAGGATCTAGTTTGTTTGGTGGTGGCGATTCTGTATTTGCAACATATAACAGAAAATATGAAAAACTTTATGCCCAAATTTCTTACTTACAATTAGAAGGAACTACTATTGATACCGAGGTAGAAACTACCAATATCACTGCTTTAGATTCTAATTCTGTTAACTTCCCTTCGTATACACAATCTGCATATGAGAGGACTTTCTTAAACCAAGAGCATTATTTTACTAATCAAAAAATTATTGCATCTAGAATTAATTCTACTTTGAATGCTATTGACAGATCGTTGACTTATAAAGTTAACATGACTTCTAATGTTTCTTACCTGTCTCCAGTAATTGATCTGAATATTGCTTCAGTTAAAACTTCTACTAATAGAATTGACAACTCTACAGGTCAGGAGAAGAGATTTGGCAAGAAGTATCAGAAACTGTCATTCAGTCCTCTATACAATTTGGGTGTAAGTATTATTCCATCAAATGCTGATACTAGTGTTCTAGTTCCTGGAGTACAGATTGAAGGAGTCACTTCAAAAGCAACTGGAACATTGCTATCATATGACAGCAACATTTGTTTAGTTGCATTGTCTTCTTCTGTAGTATTCAAGGTTGGCGAAAGTCTAGTTACTAAGAGTGCAGATGGCATTGCGTTATCTGGAATTGCTCTATCTGCTAATACTATCTCCGAACAGAAATTTAATTTCACAGAAGGAACTAATGTATTTGGATACTTCCCATCCAACTTTAATTTTAACTATGCCAATATTATTGATGGCACAGTAATTTCTTGGGATGCTGATGATAAGGAGTTGATTGTTGAAAATCCATATGCTCCTATCAACAATAATTACGAAGGAGCTATTCTTAAAGATAGTCCTTTTGTAAGAACGCAAGAAAACCAAGCGTCTGATATCTTTAGAGTTGGTGACATTATTAAGTCTCAAGATGATTATTATGTAACTGTAAATGGAATGTCATTTGAAAATGGTGTTGACTTTACTTCAGAAACAGACTCTAGAAATAGTTCTTCTCTTGCTAAGTATGTAACAAAAGAAGTTTCAATCAATGAACCAGGAACTTCTATTAATGTCAAGATGACTGTAAATGTTAAAGAAAGAGAAAATATCCAAGTCTTGTTTAAGACTAAGGAGTCTTCTGCTCAACTCAACTTTGAAGACATTAATTGGACATACTTCAATGGTAATGGATTGTCTGACAATGATGATCTAGCAACTGCAGAAAATTCTATCTCCGCAGTTGCTGAAGATCAGTCTTCTTATCAGGAATATGAATTTAGTGTTCAGGATGTTTCCGAGTTCACTTCATTTGCTATTAAAGTAGTTATGAAATCTTCCGACCCAGCGTACGCACCTAAAATTCAAGATCTGCGTGTAGTCGCTTCCTACTGATGTACATACAAGTTGAAGGTCATCCAAACCTAGTTAGAGACTCTTCTACTGGAGCAATTATCAACAAAGATAAAATCTCTAGTAGGAGAGTCTCATCTGAGTTTCATAGTATGAAACATGACATAAATACATTGAAGGAAGAACTATCTGAAATCAAACAACTTCTTAGAGAGATCGTAAGAGATGCCAGCAATTAATGTAGCAAAAACAGATACCTTTGAAATTCAAAGGCAAAAAATCAATACGATAGCAGAGAACGTCTTCGCATTTGCTGCTGGTGGTAGTGATCTCGCCACAGGAAATCTGAAGTTAGGTGATGGTACAAAGAATGAACCTTCTCTAGCATTTACTTCAGATTTACAATTAGGTTTATATAAATCTGAGCAGAATACTGCAACATTTGTTAGTGCAACTAAAAGAATTTTTGAATACAGTAATTCTGGTTCTGTATACTATAGAGACTTTATTATTAGAAAAGCAACTCTGTTTACTGAAGGTAGTGAAATTCAGGCATCGGGTCAAAATTATGATGTAGGTGGTTACGAAGATATTTCTGTCTTTGGTGGTACTGGTGAAAGTGGATCGTATAATATCACAGTTTCTGAGTATAGTGGTACTACTACCCCTGGACAAAACTATGTCTATGTTGGTCCAGAGGGTGGTACAGAATATAGTAATATTCCCCTACAAGGTGGTAATGGTACAGGTAACCTTGTTAGTATTCTGTTTATTAACGGTGGATTTGGTACTACAAATATCGAGGTTTATGGAGAAGGTTACCAAGTAGGAGATGTCTTAACTCTACCAACATCAGTATCTAATGTTAGTGGTTCTGTAACTCAGGACCAAAATACCGTAACTGGAATTTCTAGTGTTGCTGGTATTATTGAAGGTATGATCGTCACCCAAACTGGCGGCACTGGAGCTCTTACTACACCTTTAGATCCTGAGAATAATCCTCTGGATATTGTTGTTAGTGGAGTCGATTCTGAAAATAATTCAATTACACTAAACACTAGTGCTTCTACTACTGGAACAATAGTATTAACTTTAACAGTTCCTTGGGGAGATGCTGGCAGTGGTTACGCTTATACTATTGATAAAGTTGGTGTTGTTACTGCAATTGCAGTTAATAACCCTGGTAATGGTTACGCCGATGGAGACGTATTAACAGTAAATCCTTTTGATTTAACACAACCTATTGACTATATTGTAGGTACGGTTTCGGGTCAATTAATTACATTCACTGGCACTGTTCCCAATAGTGCATATTCACCAGGACAAACTGTTACTACGGTTGACCCGTCTGATAGTGAAGGTCTTACTTCGACTGGTGAAGTATTAGAAGTTAATCTTAGTGGCAGCAGTATTGCAAGTATTGTAGTTGCTTGGGCAGATGGTAGTGCAGATGTTGGGTATAATGTTACTGGTAATTCAACTCATAGTGTAGCATCAGTAGAAGATGTCAATAGATACACTTTAGATGATTCTGAAGATGGTAGCAATGTTCAAAATTTCCCAAGTTTAACTTTATTTGTAAACAATAGGTATAGATTTGATGTCCAGAATGTTGGTAGTCACCCATTCAGATTTAGTATTTTCCAAGATGGTATCCACAATCAATATTCCGAGACTGTAACTGTTGCTACTGATTCTAAAGATATTACGGTAACTGATGCCTCCTCGATTCAAGTTGGCATGGCTGTTACTACAAATAATGAGACTGAACCTGGAGAATTTGCAGAGAATACTTTTGTTGAAGCAATTAACGGCAATACAATTACGTTAACAGAATTTCCATCTAGTCCTGGTGCTGCTGTTGCTGTATTTGCTGGTGTTCAATATGATGGCGCTGAAGTTACTTATGCAGACGATTATGTAGTATTCACTCCTTCAGATACTACTCCAGCCACTATGTATTATTATTGTGGCGTCCATCCAGGTATGTCTGGTACTAGTTCAATTACTATTGATTTCAATAACCCCAAGACTTTTGGTTCGGGATTTGAAATTTTAGCATTTGAAGTACAAGAACTTGATATTATTACAGGTGCTGTTGCTGATGGTTCTTTCAATGTTTCTTCTATCACAGGTACTGATGTAAACGTAGAAACTATCACAACAACAGATATCACTGGAGACGAGGGAGAATTCACAAGAACCGTAACACCAGAAGTTGCGTTAGAATTGAACGCAGACAAAACAACCCTGACCTCCATTACTGCTTTGGGTGGAGAGATTATCTTTACTGGCACATCATTATCGCTTGGTGATAATTTTACAGTCAATGGAGACACTGGTACTCTCAATACTAATGGTATTATCAAGACTACCAACAAAATTAATGTCAATGATGTTCTGAGCATTGTTAATGATACTATTTCTGCTACTACAAACCATAGTATCTTTATTGCTCCTGCTGCTGGAAAGATTACTAAAATTGATTCTGCGACAGCACTGGTTATCCCCAAAGGTGATACGTCTGCAAGACCTCTTGTGGGGCAGGTACAAGACGGTGCAATCCGCTTTAACACCGAAACGAACCAATATGAAGGATACAGCGAAACAACGTCTTCCTGGTCCTCTCTGGGCGGTGTTAGAGACCTTGACGGCAACACATACATCGATGCAGAAGCATTCCCAGGTGCAAATGACAATACTTTGTACTTCTACAACGATAACGTTAATACATTACAGGTAACAAGAAACTTCTTAGACTTTAGAAACACTAAGAAGATTAGATCTGCAAACACCACCGCACCAACATATACAGAGTGGTTTGCAAATATTCCTGTAACGGTTACTACACCCACCACAAAACTCAAGTACAGAAACAACATCTATGAGGTTGTCGGTGCTGGTGTTACCGCAACATCTGGTAACGAACCAACCGATACTAGCGGAGATCCATTTATCAATGGTACTGCAACTCTACAGTGGATTGCTACTGCTGTAGATGCTCTAACATTCCAAGAAATTTCTGAAGTTCGTATTGACCCATTTGGAGATACTCCACTCGTTGTTAGTGGAGAACTTCGTTTCCTTGGAAATGTAATTTCTACAGACATCAATGACTTAATTATTAGACCAAACTCTGGTAAGAAAGTTTCTATTGATGCAGCAAGTTCTTTAAAAATTCCTGTTGGAGATAACAACCAAAGAGGTGCTGCAGTAACTGGTTCGATTAGATTTAACACAGACATCCTTCAATATGAAGGTTATGATGGAAACAACTGGTCTTCTCTTGGTGGTGTTCGTGACGTTGATGGTAACACGTACATCATCCCAGAAACTGCTCCTGGCGAAAACGAGAACACTTTGTTTTTCTACAACAACGGTGTAAACACTGTTAGAGTTACTGAGAATGAATTTATCTTTGATGGTATTGAAGATGTATTCTCCTCCACAACAGATAATCTGAATGTTAATATTGAAAGTCTGACATTCGAGAATGGTGCTCTGGTTCTAGAGCATAGTGATACTACTCAGACTTATCTCTATACCACCAGAGAGCACTTTGACATTGGTATGTCGCAAGGTCTTACCATTGACAAGTTCTTGAGACTATCTGATACAGGTGATATTAAATACAATGTTAACTTCCCAAATGGTGGTGGAGTTCCAGATTTCTTGACCATGGTTAGTGGAGATTTGAGAACAGTTGAGTTTGCTGATGTTAGAATCAAATCTGCTGTTTCTACTTTGGTAAAAGGAACAAATGATACTTTTGGTACTGAAGTTTATAAAACTACAGATAAAGGAGCAAGAATTTTAATTACAGTCGAAAATACTACTCTAAACCAGAAAGAACAACTTGAACTTTCTGTTATAGATAATGGTACAGATATTGTATATACTGATTACGGTAACATCAAGACTGGAATTGATTTGTTCACTGCAACTTTTGATTATAATGCATTAAACAATGTTAGAGTTAACGTATCTCTACATCCAGATCTAAATCTTGGAAACTCTTGTAATGTAACAATCACCAGTTATGTAAATAAGTAAGATGGCAACAAACATTTCAACTTTTGATTCTGTACATGGTTTTTCAGTTAGCAATACTACTATTGTTAACGAACTCAACGATGCCCAGAATCTAAATAGTCTAGAATTAAAGAATCAAACATTTACCGATAGTTCGGCAACCACGTTTATTCTTAGAGGATTGAACACCGCTGTTCTCTCCTTGGATAATGTTGGTTCTCAAATCACCTTACCTAATAATACAATTAATTTTATTACAGCGCATATTATTGGCGTCAATGATAGCGGTGGTGGAAACATCTCAAAGAAATTTGAGTCTGTTGTAACTAATGATGCTGCGGGTCAGGTACAAACACTTTCCACAATGGAAACTATTATCAAAGATAGTATTCCATCAGGTCAAGAATGGACATGCGTTCCTTTCGATAGTGGTAGTGCAAATAAGTTTAGTTATTCAACAGTTAGAGCGGGTACTACCAACGAAATTAAGTGGGTAGCAGTGGCACAAGTCATTAGTATTGATTGGACTTGATGCTAAATATACTATAGGATTATCCCACCATCAGCGAGAGAGAAATGAGTTTTCAGTTTAATTCTGATAAGGAAATTTTAAGGGCGGTCAACCCATCGGTTATCGCAGACCAAACTTATGTAATTCGTGCTGGAACTGGGGCAACAGAGAGGGAGATCTTTAGAGCACAGTTAGACGCTGAGACAGGTCTACCTAGGGTAGGTATTAATAGAACTGGTAAAAGAGTTGAAAGAATTGATATTCCCGATGGACAGGGTGGTAGTGGGTACACCTTAGTCCCTACAGTTGAACTTAGTGCTCCAACTTTGGAGGGTGGTCGTCAAGCATTGGCATCGGCGGCAATTTTCAATGGTCAAGTTAGTGCGATTATTGTTGATGATCCTGGTGATGGATACGAAACTGCTCCAGTCGTACAAATTAGTGGTGGTAATGGTACTGGTGCTGTTGGTATCGCATTCCTAGATACTGTTGACTTTGAACTTGACATTAACGGTGCTATTAGAACATCTACGTCGATCATTTCAGACACGGCGAGAATTCTAAACCTGGATATCGATAACTTCGTTACTCCAGACGCAAACTTTAGAGCACCAAACTTAAAAACTTATATTAACAACAGTGGTACTCTCTGGGCACCTAACGTTATTGTTCAGAAGAATACTTTTAGATATTTTGGTGGTAATGTATATCAGGTTATTGAAACTGGTACTACTGGAACCTCTGCTCCTACACACATTGATGGTATTGAGGCGAACGGAACCGCACAACTGAAGCATATTGGTTTCCGTATTGTTGACGATACTCAACCTTACTACGAAGAGACTGGTGACTCAGGTCTCTATCCAAGATCTATCACACCTCTCCTGGGTGATAAGTCTGACAAGATTGCAACTACAGAATATGTTCTGAACCTAGCACAGAACGACGTTGGTGGTCGTATCTACGTTTCGCAGACTATTGGTAGTGACGACAACGATGGTCGTTCTGCTGTTGCTCCTGTAAGAACAATTAAAAAAGCATGTCAGGAAGCATGGAAAACACCTGGCGTCAAAGAAACAATTATCGTTGCTGGCGGTGATTATCTAGAAGATAACCCAATTTCCATTCCTCCCGATGCATCGGTTGTTGGTGACAACCTGCGTCTGGTTATCATCCGCCCAGCAAACCCAAGAAAGCATATTTTCAAATTTGGTGACAAGAACTATGTCATCGGTGTTACCTATCGTGACCAAATTGATTCCAACGGCGACTCTGTTGCAACGTGGGACTTTGCTATGGTCTTCGATGACAAGCAAAGAATTGAAGTTGATGCATCTGCTAATGGAGACTTTGGATTAAGTTTCCCAGTTGGTCACCAGATCTTTGGTCCAAATCGTGAGAGAGTTACCTTCCAGACAAACACTGGTTTAAACCAGCTTACCGCTGGTCTATCTCTAAGAGGTGTTAACACTGGTGCAACTGCATTAGTCAATGAAGTAGTATTTGACACAGTTACAGGTGTACAAGCTTACATCTCAGGTACTGCTAACATTGAAATTCTCAGTGGTTCATTCATCTCTGGTGAAACATTTGAATACTTCATTACCACTCCATATACACCAACAAACGTAACCTACGATCCACAAACTGGTATCTCCGAGTTTACGGTTCCCAACCATGGATTTGCTAATGGTGATAAAATTCGTATTAACATCGAATCTCTTGGATTCACATGTGACATGGATGGAAACACCAATGTCAAATACTATCCAAGATCTTCCGACCCAATTGCAAACCAGTTCCTAACTATTTCTGCAGCAACAACTAATACATTTGAACTTGATGTTGGCGACTCTCAACTTGTCAATCATCAGGTATCTTATGCTACCTATGACCCTGCATCTGGTGTTGCTGTTCTAACAATTGGCACTCATACGCTAACTGTAGGAACTTCTATTAAGTTAAGAACAGAGTCTCTTGGTTTTACCTGCTCTCAAGATGGTTATTCCAGTGTCCACTTCTATCCAAGAACAACTGACCCAGCATACGACACTGCGGTAGAAATTCTAGAAGTAACTTCTACAACAATTACAATTAACGTAGGTGCATCTGGACCTGACGATCAGTATGAACATGCATTTGATAGTGCTCTAGCAAACGCTGTTATCTCTGGTGGCAACTATCCACATACATTTGTATCTGCAAGAGCAAACGCACTGGATTATCTGGATGCAGAATATGAGTTCGTTTCTACTGACATTCAGTCCATTAGAGCAGAGGGTGAAGTTGTATTCACCAATGAACCAGGAGAAGTAGAGTATCCTATTTCCAGAATTGACTTCTCTCTACAGGGCACAGACGAAGTTGCTACTGGTGGATTCCAATATGGATGGGACGGCGCTGGTCCAGAGGATCTTGGTGGTATCGTCTTCTACACCAACGCACTGATTGGTAGACAGAACGTCCACGAACTAAAAGAAGGTCAAGAAATTCTAATTGAAGGTCTGCCTACTTCTGGTCCTGACTTATCATTCTTGAATGGTAAGCAGAGAATTTACAAAGTTCTCGAAGATGCTGACGGTCGTTCGAGACGTTTTGTTATTCCCAAAAAGACTTCGGTCATCACAGACTCCAATTTTGAACCTGGCAACCTAGCGAAGGTTTCTTCGGCATCTAAGGGCGTAACTCTTTCCTTGCTGAACTCGCCAAACAAATTTGATATGGCGACACCTGTAGCAAGAAGATTCCAAGATGCTTCTCTACAAATTAGAAACAATATCGACTTTATTGCAGATGAAGTTGTTGGTAGAGTCAATGATGAATTTAAGAAAGAATACTTTGCTGTATATGATGTAGATGGTACACCAACACAGCAGTTCACTCCTACTGATGTAACTTATGATCCTGCGACTGGTCTTTCTACATTCACTGTTGCAAACCACGGGTTATCTGTTGGTGATGGTGTAAAGATTGAAGAGGACAGCATTGTCTTCACTTGTGCAATGGACGGTAACAATACCGAGCACACTGCACCACAATCTCATCACTATGCTACTGGCAAAGCAATTCCTATTGAATCAGTAACCACTAATACGTTTACACTTAATGTTGGTGCTTCTGGTCCTAACCAACTGTACACTCCAACTAATGCAACTTATGATCCTGCAACAGGTAACTTAGTTCTTACCATTGGAACTCACCAACTAGATGTAGGAGAAGGTATTGTCATCGATGACAACTCGTTGACCTTTACCTGCACCATGGATGGCAATGACGCTGCCAAGACCTATCCAAGACCTGGACACGATCTCTTCTCACAGCGTTCTATCCCCATCACAGCGATTTCCGAGAACACCATCACAGTTAATGTTGGTGCTTCTCCCGCTAACAAATATTTCCAACCAACAGACGTTGCATACAATGCCTCAACTGGTGACATGACTGTCACTGTAGGGCAGCATGGTTTACAAGTTGGTAAGCATGTTGTTCTTGAGGACAATTCTTTCGCATTCACTTGCGATCAAGACGGCAATACCCAAGTCCACACATATCCTCGTGCAGGACAAGATCCTTACTCTGGTAAGTCCATTGAAATCACTAACGTTGGTTTCACATCTCACACTCCTACAGATGCAGTTTATGACGCTGCTGCAGGAACTATCCAGTTCACCTTAGCAAGTCATGGATTTGCTGATGGTGATTACATTATGGTCGAGGATAATGCCCTCACCTATTCCTGTGTTCTAGATGGCAATACGGTTAACAAGTCTTACCCAAGAACTAACTACGACTATGCTAGCAACCGTTACTTTGAGATTGACAATGTAACTCAGGATGGATTTAGAATCAACATTGGTGGTTCTGATTACACAGGCGCTCACACCCTCGTCAGCATCGCTACAGACGCTATTAGAAGGCAAACTGGCACATTTACTATCAACGTCGGTGACGCAGGCACTGCATCGGGTTCTACGCACACCTTCGTAAGTGCTCAACCTGGAGCAATTAAGTTTGAACCACAATCTACTCACACATTTGTGAGTGCTACTGCAGAAGCAGTCAAACATTTACCACAGTCTGCTCACACATTTGTAAGAGCAGCAACTAATGCTTTGTCTGTTGGTGGCGACGAATTCAAACTATTCCTCGGACCATCGAGATTTGTTCATGACTACGTAAGTGGCGGAACAGTAACATTTGGTGGATCTACTTATAATATCACCAGCTTTGTTTATGACAATACTGTAACTGGTGCTGCTACTATCACAACTGATAGTGCTATCCCAGGACTAGCAAATGATAGTATCGTACAACTTGCTGACATTCTTCTTGAGTGTACTGTTGATAACGTAGTTACACAGAAGACATATCCAAGTTTCAATATTCCAGTTAGTGACAACAAGTGTCGTAGAGACATTAGACACTTCCTTAATGCTGTCATCCGTGACCTTGAGTATGGAAGCAACTACAATGTTATTGACGCTGCTAAGAAGTACATTCAAGGCACTCAAATTGCTACCTACATCGATAACGAAATTATTCAAACTGTACGTGCAATTGAGTATGCTAGAGAACTAGCAATCTTTGCAATGCGTAAGTGGAGAACTGGCACAGGTCTTCCAACGGATCCCGTTTATACCGCACAGTATACTTCTCTACCCAAGTACATCGACCCAACGATTCTAGAAGATCTAACTCAACCTGGAGTCGAGCATTGTGCAAACGTTAAGTCAGCAATCAATGTTCTGTCCTATCTGTTTGTCGATGTTCTAACTAATGACGCATCTGGTACTAAGTTGGATGCAGGTTACCTGATTGCTAGAAACAGAGACTTCATTGCGGATGAAGCACTAGGCAAGACTGAAGCGCAGTATCCATCCCTTCTTCTGAATGATATTAATCAAAGAAAATGCAGAAGAGATATTAACTATATTATCACTGCATTGATTAGAGATATTATTCTCGGTGGTAATGCCGCTATTGTTACGAACGCTGAGGAATATTATTCTGGAACTATTCTAACTGGTATTCCCGAAGCACAGAGAGATGAAACCATCTATGCTTTCGAGCAGGTAAGAGATCTTTGTATCCTCGCTATGAGGAACTGGGCGACCTTAGGTGGTGCGGGTGCAGTATATACTCCAGTTCATTCACCAATTCCTCTGTTCACAGATAGCAGCATTCTAGTTGATCAACTAGGAACTCCATACTGTGCAGGTATTGAGTCTGCCATTACAACCTCCTTCACACTGCTCAACGATATTCTTCGTGGAGATATTGCTCCTGGTGGTACAGTTAAGAACTATGGCACACTTCTAGATACGGTTGATCTTTACACATATCCAGACGTAACTATCTACGATGCTAACGGAACTGTTCTTACACCACGTTCTGATTTCGATGATTTCCCAATCATTGAAGCATCTCCATATACCCAGAACTCTTCAATCATCTCCTTCCTAGGTGGTGGCGGTGCTCTAATTGACGGTTCTAGAGTCAAACAACCTAACTGTCCTTTCGCAGGTCTAGAACTTGACGGTTCCGCAACTTTCCCCAACCAGGGTAAGTCGATGGTTGCTGCGGCATTCACGATTGTTTCCTTCGGTGGTATTGGTTATAAGGTTATCAACGATGGTTACACTCAGTTGGTTTCGGTCTTCGTTATCTTCTGTGCTGATGGTGTTCTTTCTGAGTCTGGTGGTTATGCATCTATCACTAACTCTGCTACCAACTTCGGTATCTTCGCTCTACGTGCTATTGGATTTAGAGAAGAGGCATACATCTTTGACGTTGGTACTATCACGAACGTATCTGCTACTCCAACTGGTAGAACAATCTTTACCGTTGATGGTCTTGGAAGAGAACCTCTTGAGCACTATATCGTCAAGATTGATGGTTTTGAAAACGTAAGTGCTGAGATTGAATACTTCATTGATGCAGTTGATGCTGTAACAGTTGGTCCTCCTTTCTCTGCTCAACTTACAATTGACTCTGGTTCTGGTGGCGGTGCTGAATTTAAGAATATTGCTACCCAGCAAGCAGTATCCACAACCAGTCTGAATGGTGAGACAATCAGACTACACAGACCTTCTATCGTTAACTCCTCCTCCCACACTTGGGAATTCGCAGGTTCTGGTACTAACTACAACTCCTTGCCTGAAAACGGTGGTGTTAAAGTTGAAGCAAACGAGCAAGTTTCTGAACGCTATGGTCGTGTATACGTCTCTGGTACTGACGAACTTGGTGACTTCAAGGTTGGTGTTTTCGCAAGAATCGAGAACAGAACTGGTAACATCACCTTCACTGGTACGGTTACGATCTCGGAAGTTGAATTCTTGAAACTGAAGGGTGGCGACGTTGTTGTTACTGGTTTCGACGCATCCAACACACTGGGTGGCGCTAACTCCACTGACTCCAAACTACCTACTCAGAAAGCAGTTAAGGACTACATTACAAATAACCTTGGTCCTTACATCAACAAACCATATTCTACAAACGCTGTTCCTAGAGCACTGGTCGAACTTACCGACTCTGGTAAGATTTCTGTTGACCAGATCCCTGCTCTACGTCCTTTCAGTGTATTCACTGTTCCCGATGCTACAGCAAGAACCTCCATTGAAGGCGCACTTGCAGGTGACATCGCAATCCAACAGGATACATCGACATCGTTCATTCTTAACAATGACTTAGATAGTCTGTTTGTATCCTTCCCCGTTGATCCTACCCTATCATTCACCCTAGGTGATATCTTTACTGGTAGTCAGTCTAACGGTCAGATTCAAGCAACTGAATACAGAACTGGTGTTGTATTCCAGATCATCATCACAGATCCTGGTTCTGGATACACTTCCCCACCTGTTATTACAATTACTGGTGGTCAACCAACTGCTGGCAACATCCAAGCATCTGCTACAGCAGAAATTGCTAACGGTCAGGTCGTTGTTGTTGAAATCCAAGAGTTTAATGGTCTTATTGGTGGTAAGGGATACACTGTACAACCAACAGTTACCTTCTCTGCACCATCTGGTTCTGGTACACAAGCAACTGGTAGTGCTCTAATTGAAAACAGACTTTATGGTGACATTGTAAACAGACTCAAGTTAACTGAGGCAGACACCATCAACTCTAGTGATCTTCCACCAACAGTAGTTAATGTCACAAGAGTTGTTAACACCTCTTCTTTCAATAGCAATAACTGGGTATCTCTATCCTCTAACCAGATTGCAGCATCTGACATTACTTCGGGTGTTATTGAGACTGCTCGTTTGGCACTTAACTCCAACGCTGCAAACTCCTTCACATTCTTACGTGGTGACCAGTCTTATGCTCTGGCAGTTCAGTCTATTAAGGGTGCTGAGACAAGATACTTTGCTAGACTATACAGTGATGCAAGTATTGGTGGTCAGCAGTTAATCTTTACTACCAATTCCGACACTCTACTTGGTCACGAAGTAGTAGCAAATGTCGTTGGTATTCAGGAAAACACTAACATTGATGGTGTTCTTACCTCTGGCGGTTTGACAACTGTATCTATCTCCAACCCACTGATTGCAACAATTCCCGCAGGAACTATTATTGAATTTGAGCGTGGCGCTTCTCCAATTACATTTGAGTCTTCTTACACTCAAGGTACATTCGTAGACAACATTGTTGTTGCTGAGGGTGGTTCTAGTTTCACTGATGGTCAATACTTTGACCAGACTCTAAGTGGTGGTACTGGTACAGGACTCAAAGCAAACGTCATTGTTTCTGGTGGAGAGGTTACTGAACTCACCGTAACTGATGGTGGTCTTAACTACAATGCAGACTTTAACATCACCTCTCTGCCTGCAGAGATTGGATCTGGTGTTGGTCTCGTTCTCCAGGCGAAGATTAGTACAGTTAATAAGCAGTTTGCTAACGTTTCGGTTGACGTTCTTCGTGCTACTAACCAGACAATTTCTGCTGATGAATATGGCACAATCGGTGTTTCGAGATTTAGAAAGTCTCAGTTCGAGATTGGAGAATCTGGAAACGGTTCTATCACACTGAAGACTGGTGCTGATAGTGGTCTTGATGCTGACCTTCTAGACGGTGTGCAGGGTGCTTACTACCTAGATGCTTCTAACTTAAACGCAGGTACTGTACCAACAGATCGTATGTCTGGTACATACAACATCAGCATCTCGGGTCAGTCTGGTAACACTCTCAGACTCGTTACTGGTGTAACTAACCCAACGTCTTCTCCATCTCCTAACCTGTTCTCTTCTGGTATTATTGCTGATACTAGAAACAACACTGCTGATGGTCTCCTCGACGGTGGTCAAAGACACCTAGTAATGACTATCAGAAACTTCGGTTCTGGATTTGATGCTACTGGTGGTGGTGCTAGACAGTTAGCATTTACTGATAATGACAACATGTGGCTCCGTGGTTCTGGAACCACTCTGGATGACTGGGGTTCTTGGGGTAAGGTCTGGACCTCACTCAACGATGGTCCTGGTACTGACCTTGATGCTGACAAACTGGACAACCGTCAAGGTATCTGGTATCAGAACGCATACAACATGAACTTCGGTGAGTTGTCCGACAATAGACTGCCAGACTTCTTCACTCCTAAGTCGATTCAGGACAGTTTAGATATCCTTTCGATCTCTGGTAACGCAAGATATAGAATCTACATCTCTGGTGCAATTCTAACTTCTTCGCCATTCTTACCTGGCAACCCAATTAACCTCTACAATAACCTTGCACAGAGTGTTGGTGAAATTCAGATTACTCAGATCGTAACTAACGACGAAACTGATAACTTCAACGATTTCACAATCATCTACGGTGTACTACAGTCTGGTACTTTCGATGGTGCTGAGACTATTGGTGAAGCAAACAACCGTGTTGCTTTCCAAGATTTCACCCTTGACTCCACAGGCACTTTCCAAGTTGCAAGACTTGAGAGTGATGGTGGTACTGCAAACCTCAGACTTGGTAGAAAGGATGGCATTCCTTCTTCCCCAGGTATCTACTTCAGATCTTCTGAACAAGCAGCAGCAAACTATAACACTGCAATTATCGCAACTGGTGGTAATAGCACAGACTCCAGCGGTACGTTAGACGTACAGGTTGTCAACGCTGATGGTTTCTCCATCAACGGCAACACAGTCTGGAACACTGGTAACATTACTTTCAATACTGGAAGCGTAGCAAACACAGGTGTTATTCGTGATGCTAACGGTGGATTCGGTGCTGGCACTATCACTCTAGATGCTGGTGCTGAACTGGTAGGTTCTGCTTCGCTGAACGTACTGAAGTCTGGTGATACTATGTCTGGTCCTTTGACCATTACTGGTGTATTAGCAACTACCCAGGCACTGAGCATTTCTGGTAGAGCAGACTTCCTAAGCAATGTCACAATCGCTACCGATCTTTCTGTTGCAACTGACGTTCTGTATGTTGATTCTACGGACAGACGTGTTGGTATTGGACATAACAATCCACAGTCTCTCTTGCACATTATCACTCCTAATGATGGATCTATTGAAGGTAACGATGTCTGGGCAATCTTTGAAGAGCAGACTTCAAACCATGGAAGAATTCAGTTGGGTTATACTGCTGGATCTCCACAGATTGGATTTAGCGACAGAACCGACGATCAGTTCTGGGCAATTGGTGCAGACGATAGTAATGTTGGTTATTTCACAGTTTCGTTTGATGGAACATCTGTTCCTACAGTTAACTCTTCTGCTGGATCTGGTTCCAATGCGGGTGCAGTTAGAATGCAACTCAATAGCACTGGCACCCTGTTCTTAGGAACGACTGGAACTACCGCAACGGATTATAAACTACATGTGGCAGGCAATATTTATACCTCCACTAAACTTCTTATTAATGATGCATCTAACAACAATGGTGCTCCAATCGAATTTAAAGGATCCACTGGATTCAGAAACTTCAGAATTGGTAATCAGTTACTTGCAGATGATGTCTTTGATATCACACCTTCTGATTCCAATGGTGGCGTTGACTGGGGCACAACTCCTGCTATCGCAATCAAGGGTAACACTAGAAGAGTTGCAATCAATACAACTGCATTCAGTGGAACAGATCCTGAAGATAACACACTAAGAAATTATCAACTGAACATTCAAGGTGATGTTAACTTCAATGGTCAACTATTCCAGAACAACGCTGAGTTCGTTACTTCACGTTGGACTGAAGCACAAAATGAACTTGATATCTTTAGAGCATCTAAAGTTTGGATCAATGCAGATCCTACTGCAAATGGATTTACTGGCAACCCAGACTACGGTTTACAGGTTTCTGGAAGTTTCGGTATCAATGGTGCTTCCTTTACCAGTGGTGCAAATACTGAAGTCTTCTATGTTAATGGAGATCGTCAGTATATTGATAGTTATGGCATCTTTAAAACTAACAGAACTATTATCTCAGAAGATGTCACTATTCCATCAAACACCAATGCTGTAAGTGCAGGACCATTGACTATAAATAATAACGTAACAATTACTATCTCGGCAGGTTCTGCCTGGTCTGTTGTGTAAAGAACTATGAGTACACTATTCGTAAACAAAATCCAAGCATCCACTGGCACGACTGTCCTGATTCCTGCAGGACATTCGTTGCAAATTGGTTCAAGAGCTCTGGATAAAAATAAAGTTTTGCCGTCAACTTCTGGTCAAGATGGTAAACTAGTTTATTCAGATGGAACTGGTTTCGTTTATTCTGATTATGGTGCTGGTAATATTATTGTTTTTACTCAAAGTGGACAATACGTTCCTAGTGCAGGAACCAAAATTGTTTATGTTAGACTTGTTGGTGGTGGCGGTGGTGGAACTAGTTATTCAGAAACTGGTGGTGCTGCTGGATACTGTGAAGGTTTTATTAACCTAGAAGATAATAATATTAATACAGTCGCAGTTACTGTAGGTACTGGAGGTAGTGGTACTACTTATGCAGGAGCAGCTGGAACTGGAGGAACCACTTCTTTCGGTTCTTTTATGACTGCTGGTGGAGGAAGTGGTGCTAATCAAGCTGCTAGACACTCTGGAGGTCCAGGTGGAGTAGGATCTGGTGGAATGCTTTCTATCTATGGAGGCGGCGGTGCAGGTCACGGTCGATATAATAGTAAAGGGGGTGGAAGTTATTTCGGAGGTGGTGGTCCAGGTGGACACCCAAATGGAGGAAGATATCCTATTAATAATGAAGAAAATGCTGCTCCTGGATGCGGTGGTGCTAGTGGATGGGCAAGATCCCACGGTGGAGCAAAAGGATCAAATGGTATTGTTGTAATCATGGAGTATATGTAAATGTCAATTTTAAGAATTAACGAAATTAAATCTTCTTCTGGAACCACAATCGAAATTCCATCTAGTCATAACTTGAGTCTGGATGGAAAGATTTTAGATGGCACAGCAATGCCCCCATCGACTTCTGGACAGGCAGGAAAATTTTTGAAATGTGTTGGTGGAGTTGCTTCGTGGACCGCAGTAGGTCCACACAGAATGGTAACTTTTACTAGTAGTGGCACATACACCCCAGATTCAGGCGTAAATAAAATTTTAGTTCGTCTTGTTGGTGGCGGAGGATCTGCGTCTGGAGTTGGTGAGGGCGGAGGTGCTGGTGGATATGCAGAAAGACTTATTGATATTACTGGAATATCTTCAGTAACCGTAACAATCGGAAACGGGAATACAGATTCTACACAATACTCGGATGCTGCATCTAACGGAGGAACTACTTCTTTCGGAAGTTATCTTTCTGCTACTGGTGGTCAAGGAGGCAATCAAGATCATAGACACTGTGGTGGTGTAGGTGGTGTAGGTTCTGGTGGTGATATGAATCTATATGGTGGTGGTGGGGCAGGTCACCAGTATTATGCTGGTCCTACAGGCGGCAATTCTTTTTTTGGAGGATCTGGTCCTACTGGATATCCAAACGCAGGTGATTATGCCCTAGATAATACTGCTAGTGCTGCATTTGGTGCTGGTGGATCTCCTGGTTATCACACTTCAATCCAGGGTGGATATGGTAAAGGTGGTCTCGTTGTAGTATACGAATTTAAATAAAATGTCAACAATTAAAGTAAACGAAATTGTATCGTCTCAAACTGGGGTAATTCATATTCCAGATGGTTATAGTCTATCAGTGGCTGGTATGACTATTAATGAAGACACTATGCCACCAGACCCTGCATTAAATCCTAGTAAGGCATTGTATACAGATGGCAGTGCTGTTTCATATAACGTTGCAGGTCCAGACAATATTGTTGTTTTTAACGAAAGTGGAACATATAATATTCCATCAGATGTAACAAGGATCTTTGTCATGCTCACTGGTGGTGGTGGTGCTGGATCTGGATATTCAGAATCTGGTGGTGCTGGTGGATATGCGGAAAGACTATTGACACCAGCACAAGTTGGATCTTCTGTTAGCGTTACTATTGGACTTGGTAGCGTTGATTATGCTACATATTCTGCTGCTGCAGGTGCAGGAGGAACTACTTCATTTGGTAGTCTTTTGTCTGCTACAGGAGGAAATGGCGGAAATCAAACCGATAGACATTGTGGCGGTATTGGAGGTTCTGGTTCTGGCGGAGACCTAAATATTATTGGTGGCGGGGGATCAGGACACATCTATTATGGTGTGGGTAATGCTGGAGCAAGTTTCTTCGGCGGTGGTGGTCCTTGTGGTCATCCAAATGGCGGTAACTTTGCGTATAACTACAAAGATAATGCTGCTCCTGGCGCAGGAGGTGCTGGTGGTTATAGAAGAAATGGGCATGGATCAACTGGTAAAGATGGCATCGTGGTCATCTATGAATACATCTGATAAATAATACAGGAATAACGTTTACTATCATGAAAAGAGTTTTACTTGACTTTAGAGGTATCATCAACGAGGTTGTAGATCCTGGACAGGAATTTGAAGTATATGATGGTCCAGATACAACTATTAAATGGGTCACTTGTCCTCATGCAGATGTCACGACTCATTGGCATCTTAGTAAAGGTGACTGGATTTCTCCTGACGAGAAGTTGAATGATGATCATGACCTCCAAAGACGTGTTGCATATGGCGATATTGGCGATCAATTAGATCTTCTATACAAGGATATTAAAGCAGGCACCCTCGAAAATGGTAGTTGGGTTCAGCGTATTGAGCAAGTAAAATCCACTATCACTAAGCAATCCGAGTGGGAAGAAAGTGAAGAATACAAGAAACTGAAAAAAGTTCACTTTCACCATCAAGATGATCCTGCTTGGAATCATCTACCAGCAAGTGCATTAACACCTCCAAATTTTAACTGATATTAATTAATCGTTATGAAAGTAAAAACAGTATGTATTGTCGGGGGTGGATCCTCTGGCTGGATGACTGCTGCTGCTCTGGCGAAAAATATGCCAGACCTCAGGATCTTATTGATCGAGTCTCCAAATGTTCCTACACTTGGAGTTGGCGAATCTACTCTTGGACATATTAACAGATATCTTTATTCTGTTGGTATGTTGGAAAGAGATTATGAGTGGATGCCAGAGTGTGATGCTACTTATAAAATATCAATTCAGTTTACTAATTTTAAAGAGAAAGGACATTCATTCCAGTATCCTTTCGGTGAGGTCGATGCTACTGAAGTAGGTACTATTGATAATTATTATCACCTTAAACAATTAGTCCCAGATTATCCGTTAGATTATTCAGAATTCCATAACCCAATCACATATCTTACAAATAAAAACAGAATGGTTGGTAATAGAAATATTATCAGAAATTTTGATTTTATGTGGGATACAGCATATCATTTTGATGCAATTAAATTTGGAAATTATCTAAGAGATAAAGTTGCTATTCCAAATGGGGTCATCCACATCAAAGATGATGTCATTGAAGTTATTCCTAAAGAGAATGGTGGAGGTATTGATTGTTTGATCACTAAGAACTGTCCCACGATGAGAGTGGAAGCAGATCTGTTTATTGACTGTACTGGTTTCAAATCTCTTCTTCTAGAGCAGGCATGTGGATCTAAGTTCATTAGTTTTGAAAATGACCTTCTAAATGATCGTGCAATCGCATGTAGATTGCCTTACATCGATAGAGAGAAAGAGATGGTCAACTATACTGACTGTCATGCTCTATCTTCTGGATGGGTTTGGGAGACTCCTTTGTGGAATGTTAGAGGAACAGGTTATGTACACTCCTCTAAATTTATCTCCTTAGATGGTGCCAAGGAAGAATTTAGAAATCACCTAGCAACTAAGATTGGTAAAGAAAAAGCAGAAGAACTTGAGTTTCGTGTCATTGACATGAAGCATGGTAAGCGAGAGAAAGCATGGGTAGGTAATTGTGTTGGTATCGGACTATCGTATGGATTCTTAGAACCACTAGAATCTACAGGTCTCTACACCACACATGAAAATATTCTTAATTTGATTGACACTCTAGAGAGAAGAGATGGTTACATTACAAAAGTCGATCGAGATGGATACAACTATGCATGTAATTTTACGCTAGAATCTATGCGTTCTTTTGTTGCTATGCATTACGTATTGTCACAGAGACGTGATACTGCGTACTGGAGACACTGTACAGAAAACATAGAGATGATTCCATATGAAAAAATTGTAGATAATATTGTAGTTTCCCCAAGACTCTACAAAGAGTTTTTACATAATGTAAATGTGGCACATGCTCAAAGTGATCTGGAGGGAACCCTTTACATTGCCTCGGGGATGGGGTATAATCCTATTGGACGTACGGAGGTAAACTACCGATCTTATCAGAAGAGATTATCCGATCCTGATTACGTTAAAGGGATTGGCGAAAAACTTCTTCGATACAGAAATCAAGTTTATGAAAAACTAGAAAACTGTCCTACCACATTTGAATTCACTAGAGATTATGTTTACGAGAGGAAAAACAAAACCTAAAGTTCGTTTCCACTCTTTAGTTCATGCTGTTAAAACTCTGTATCCAATCATACCTTCTTCTAAATTGAAGAGGTCTTGGCAAGAACCTGAACAGCAAGAGTATAAAGAAAAGGTTTCAAAATGTCCTTTTGCTTTTATTCTTGATACTGGAGAACAGATCCCCCATAGATCTGTAGGTAAGTGTCCATCTGTTAATAGTCTATTGGCTTCTGGTTATGTTGTAACCGCTCCAGCAGACTTTAAAGTTCATATTGTAAATGGGCAAATGCAAATACAATGTGGACAAATTATGCCTGGTTATGAGTACGTAGGATTTCATGACTCAGATCATGGTAAGTGGTTAAAAGATTCCACTAAAGATGCATGTATGGATGAAGTCATTAAAGTAAATACTCCTTGGAGAGTTACTTCTAGTGATCCAGATATCATATTCTTGCAATTAAAAGTTCCTTTTCTTCAAGAAGAAAGGTTTACTGCAATTACTGGTATACTAGATCCTCGCCATGCATATGAAATTAATCCACAATTGTGGTGGCATTCGACTGATGATGGTATTACCACTATAGAGGCGGGAACACCATTAGCAATGTATCTACCAATTTCTAGAAAATTATTAGGTCCAGATGTTGAAATTCTTGTAGAAGATGCAGATGAAATTGATTTAAGAATGGAATCTGAAATGAGATATGCAGGTAATCATAAATTTGTAGAACTAGATACATTAACGTCAAGAGTAAAACGTTTATTTAAAATTCTTCAAAAATACCATGCACTCAAATATTGATCTATTTGCCATTTCAATTCACAAATCCAAGATTATTCTACCAGAAGATCAAAGATTGACTTGTATCGAAACGGTCTATGATATTTGCGAACAACCACCAAAGTATTTTTTTCCTGGAGAAGATGGACAATCTACAGGTTCCAGAGATTTAACTTTGCATGGTAGACCCCAATTTGCTTCTCTGTTTTTACAAATTCAGGAAAGAGTTCAAACGTATTGGAATGAGTTAATATACACCACTGCATTAACTCCAACAATAATCAGTTCATGGGCAAATGTACATAGAAAAGATAACTGGACTATGCAGCATTGTCACAATGATGGACATTGGGGATCGTCTCACATCTCTGGTGCATACTATCTCCATAAAAATATTAATGAATCTGATATTGAATTTGTGGATCCATTAGACACCATACATAGATTGACACCAAAGCAAAATATGATAGGGATTCATTCCAAAGCAACTTCGTTTGAAACAGAGACTGGCACTCTTTTACTATGGCCCTCTTGGTTAAGTCATAGAGTAGACAAAAACAAATTTGACGAACCTCGCATTGCTATTTCATTTAATTATAAAGGTACTTGACATGTTGTGTTACGAAGAAAATGATTTTTTAGGAAAGGAATTGAGTTTACATGTGAGTAGGTGTATCTTACATGATAATTATCCTTGGTATTATCTTAATGATATTACTAGAGAAAATGTATCCAAAGATGAATATTCTCAACCAGGATTTCAGCATACTCCTTTCGTTCGTTATAAACCTTCATCACAGTTCTTTGACTCTATTTCTTTTCTTCCAGGATTGATCGGTAGAAAAATTGAAGAATTAACGGATTACAAATATGATGATTTAATGTTAAACAGAGTTAGAGTAGGTTTGAATATTCCTTTAACTGATGAAAGTAGAAAATTTAATCTTCCATACAATTTTCCTCATGTAGATTGTAATGCAGAAGAATGTATGATTAAAAAACATTGGACAGCACTGTATTATGTAAATGATAGTGATGGTGCTACATATATTTTTGAGGACACTGAAGAGCGAGAAAAAGCAGAGGATTATATTATTCACAAAGCGATTGCACCAAGAAAAGATAAGTTGCTTATCTTTGATGGAGAGCAGTATCACGCAAGTTCAAGTCCCATCAAAGCAAACAATAGAGTTGTGATCACGGTAAATTTCCATGCTAGATAAGGTACACTATTTGAAAGGTGCTATGTCTAAAGAGGTAGTATCATTTCTACTCATGCAGTTCACTATGATGCATGAGTGTATGGAGACTACGCAAGGAGTAGATACTTTTGTGGATTCTACAGTTGGTGATAATAATTTTTCGTGGTATGGAGCTCTTCCTTTTGAAACCTCATTAGAATACTTCAGACCTTTGTTTGAGAAGACTATTGGAAAGAACTTGTATCCTACGTATTCTTATGGTAGAATATATGGTCATGGCAGTTATCTAAATAAACATATGGACCGCAAAAGTTCACAGTGGTCTGCCAGTTGCTGTCTGAGTAAAGACTCGGATTGGCCGATTAGTTTTGAACATGAAGGTAAAATTAAAACCTTTGAAATGGAACCTGGAGACATGGTTCTATTCCCTGGATCTACTATCGTTCATTATAGGAATAGATATAAAGGTCAAAAACATGTTCAATTCTTTTTACAATATGTTGAGCAAGATGGTGAGTGTTCTTACTTAAAGTATGATACAAGACCATGCTTGGCATCTGCGTTTGAATTAGTAGATCAATCAATTAAAGACGAACTAAACCGTCAAGTATACACACCACCTGAGGAAGATTATGACATCTGAAACCGTCACCGAAGAAACTGTTACAGAAGAACAAGAGGTTACATTTGATGATCTCTGGGAAACATTTTCTGGGCAACTAGAAGATTGCACTGCCAAATACAACGAATGTGAGAGAAGAATTAACGAAGAAACTTCTGCTTGTAATCGTATTGATCTACAAGAATTCAATTCATTAAAAATTGCTAAGCATAAACTAGAAGCAGCACTAGAAGCATTGGATCTCGTTAGAGTTCATTGCCTCAAGATGGAATCTCTCATTCAATATAAATAATTTCGTACATCATTTCTCGTTAAAACCATGGACACTGAACAACTCAAGGCAAATTTTGAAGAGCAACTAGGCAAAGCAGATCAACAGATTGCAGAACTAGAATCAAATTTGGAGAAAGCAAAAGAGTATAAACTCAAACTACAAGGGGGTTTAGAGACTCTTCAACTCCTAGAAAAGCAAGCAGAGGAATCGGAAGAAGCACCTGCAGAATAACTACAAGTCCCTACCTGATAAATACAGGTAGGGATTTTTTGTATGGATAATCAATGGCAAAGCCATCATCACGCCAAGAACTAATTGATTATTGCAAGAGGCAGTTAGGTGCTCCTGTGCTGCAGATTAATATCGCAGACGAACAGGTAGATGATATTGTTGACACCGCTCTTCAATTTTACCAAGAGTGGCATTATGATGGGGTAGAAAGAATGTATCTGAAGCATCAGATCACAGCAGAGGATGTTACTCGTTTTACCGAGACTAACGAAACTGCTTCAACTCCTGATCCAGATACTGCTACATGGGAGAATAGAAAGAACTTTATTGAAATTCCAGACCATGTTCTGGGTGTTTCTAAAGTGTTTGGTGTATCTTCCAACTGGGTTCGCAATGATCTATTTGGTCTAAGCAACCAATACTTCCTGATGGATATGTTCTCATTCTCTTCAGGATTTGCTTTTGGTAGATTTGATCTTACAAACTTCTATATGATCAAGCAATACTTTGAAACTATCGACATGGTAGTTAACACTGGACAACTTGTTCAGTTTAGATTTAACAAGCGACAGGATCGTTTGTTTGTTGACATTGATCCTAGCAGAATTGTAGAAGATAACTATCTGTTGATTGAGTGCCACAGAGCACTTGATCCAGATGAGTTTACTCAAGTATATGATGACAGTTTTGTCAAGAGATACACTACTGCTCTAATGAAGAGACAGTGGGGACAGAACTTAATCAAGTATCAGAATGTTCAACTCCCTGGTGGCATTACACTTAATGGTCGCCAGATCTGGGAGGATGGTAATAAAGAAGTCATGGAATTAGAAGCGGACATGCCATCCAAATACACCCTTCCACCCATGGATATGATCGGATAAAATGCCTACTAGTCCTTATTTTCCAACATATTATCAAGGTTACTCGGGAGAGCAAGACCTTGCACAAGACCTTGTAGACGAACAGATCAAACTGTTTGGATCTGATATCTATTATCTACCTAGAACTATCTTCAAAGATACCACTCTAGACGATATCATTTACTCTAAGTTTGAGAATCAGTTCCAAGTAGAGATGCTGCTTGTGAACGTACAGGGTTTTGGAGATCAGTCAGAATTCATTTCCAAGTTTGGTCTACGCATCACCGATGAAGTTAAGTTCATTGTCTCCAGTAGAAGATGGGATCAAACCTCAGATGGTTATGATCTAACTGTAATTGGTAGACCCAATGAAGGAGATCTATTATACTTCCCACTAACAGAAGACTTATATGAGATCAAGTTCGTAGAGCGAGAGTCTCCATTCTACCAGTTTGGTAAACTACAGTTCTATGTAATGACTGCAGAGATCTACGAGGTTGGTAACGACAAGATCGATACTGGAGTTGATGAGATTGATGAGATTGAAACTCTCTTCAGTTCTGCTATTGGTATCACCATGGCAGTTGGTGGCACTACAGACTTTACTGTCGGTGAGACAGTTACTGGTAGTGTCTCTAATGAGACTGGTGAGGTCAAGTCTTGGGATAGTGTCAATAGAATCCTACAGGTCATCAATAGAACAGGTACTTTCGCAACAGGTGAGAACATCACTGGTGATGATAGTGGTGCTGTCTGGACTGTTGCTACGTACTCCACTATTGAGAATACGAATAGTGAATATGATCAAAATGCCTATATAGAAGATGAGGCAGATGAACTCATCGATTGGGGAGAAAGAAATCCCTTTGGCGAATACGGCAACTTTACGGATAGTTTCTAATGTTAGGACCGCACTATTACAACGAAGCAATTAGGAAAACCGTTATTGCTTTTGGTACGCTTTTCAACAATATTGAAATTCAAAAAGTGGATCCTACTGTAGGAACTACCCTTGAAGTTGAGAAGGTTCCTCTTGCTTACGGACCCAAGCAAAAATTCTTGACCCGTCTAGAGCAAAACCCAGAGGTAGGTAGAAAGGTTGCTATCACGTTACCACGTCTTTACTTTGAGTTGACTGGTGTTGAGTATGATGCTCAACGCAAGACATCTCCTATTCAAAAGTTTAGAGCAGTAATTTCAGATGAAGGTAATGAGGTAAAGGTTCAGTATGTACCTGTACCATATAATCTTTCGTTTGAACTTGGCATCATTGCTAAGTCGCAAGATGATGGTCTTCAAATTTTAGAACAGATTCTACCATACTTTCAACCAAATTTCAACGTCACCTTAAACTTCATTCCAGACATGAATGAAAAGAGAGACGTAGCGATCATCTTAAATAATATTAGTCACGAAGATGATTGGGAGGACAGTTTCTCCCAACGTAGAAGCATTACCTGGACACTGAACTTCACTGCCAAGTCTTACATCTACGGTCCTTACAGCAACAATGGTATCATTCGTAAGGCAACCATCTACGAATCTGTTGGCGATCTAGATGTCAGCAGAAGAGCAGTTGGTCTCACTTATCAACCTAAGGCACTGGAAGATAAGAACAATGATGGTGTAATTGATACACTTGATGATGCACTGTTGATTGCATCTGACGATTTTGGATTTAACGAGGGGATTGAGTTATTCTAATGAGCACTTTTGAGGAAAACATGGAAGACGTATTTGATATTGAGGTGAGTCCTACCGAGGAGATTAAACCTGCTGCTCCTAAGAAGAAGGAGAAGGACGATCAGAAAGATGACTACGAATATACCCGTGGGCAACTCTACAACCTCATCAGCAAGGGTCAGGAGGCGCTAGACGGGGCGTTAGAGGTCGCTCAGGAGTCGGGGCACCCAAGAGCGTATGAAGTCGCTGTGAACGCCATGAAGCAGGTAGCAGACACCACTGACAAACTGTTGGATCTACAGAAGAAAATGAAGGATCTGGATGCTCCTACCAAGCGTGAGACCAACAACACCACTAACAATCTGTTTGTAGGTAGTACAGCAGACCTTCAAAAAATGCTCAAACAAATAAATAAGAAAGAGGATAAGGGAGAGTCATGATCATCAGACCACAAGGTAAAGTAACGGTAGTTGATGGAACCACAATTACTGGTGATCATTCGGTTGCTCTTGCAACTGCGGTTCATTTGAAAACAAAAGAACTGTATCGTGCTCGCTGGGTCAAGATTACAAATGCCACCGATTCTCGTATCGTAGCAAGAAGAACTAAGATTCAAGCTATTGATGCTACCACTGGTGAACCAACTCATTTTGAAGTTATCCAGAATGTAGAAACAGATAACTATCCATCAATGGTTATCGAAGTTGGAGAAACTGTATATCTTGAAAAGAATCCTGGAATGACTCCTGTTGACGAAAATGGAGATTATGTAGTCAATCAAATAAAAAACAACGGACAAGTCTATTCGTTATTCCAAGTTGATGGCGCTCCTGGCGCTGGTAATGTCTATGTCTCACCTGTAGCAATCCTAGGATAATGGCACAAGTAATCAAACTTCTGGGACCACAGATCCCAATGACAGAGGCTGACGATCAAGGTCAGAATGCCGAGTTAGCAACCAAAGTTTATGTGACCCATG